CCCATCTGTACTATCTTCAAAATAAACCTGCTCATGATGTACACGAGTAGCCCCTAATGGAAAAAGAGGAATCGTATCAGTAGCAATTAAAAAGTCATCCTGTGTGTAAGACTGCATAACTAACCAGTACTCAACAACACCATGGTGGAACTTTGCATTCTCTACAGTTGAACCTGGAGGATAATTATAGTCTCCTAACACTACATCAAATGAGTCAGTAGCTTGCGTCGGGCGGGTTTCTTGTACACGGATAGAAACCTGACCAGGCTTCTTAATCGTTTTTTTCTCACTTACGTGAATACTACGTTCATTGAATGTAGCAAAGCCTGCACGGATATTATCAAACCCAAGTTGGTATTCATAATACTTCTTTTGGTCTCCCGAGGTAGTAGGTACATTCATTACAGTAGAAAGAATAAAATCTGAGGTTAGCATCTCTTGCAAATCTTCACTAACAGAATTCATATCAACTGTACTGGAAGACTCACCTAGTACAGCCTTATGAAAGTTAGACTCTCCTACTTTCTGTACAAACTGTACCTCTTGATAGTTATCCTGACAGAATCTAAGTATCAAATTGCTAGTCGTAATACGTCTAAAATTGATCCTTGTAGGGCCTGTGAGAGTAACAGCAGAGGTACCAGCTGACTGTCGTGTATTGCTGGTATCGTAATAATCGACACCTGTCAGTACCATAGGGAAGCTTGTAGCAGGTTCAATTTCAATGAAGTTGACATCTTGAGCTGCTGGTAGTTGTAGATTGACTTCCATAGGTACACCACTGGTACGGATAGAGCTTAGAAGAATAGGCACGACCCAGAAGGTGTTGTTGGTGTTGTCTACAATGTTGGAGGTCTTTGAGTTTCTGAATGTAGCATCTAATTCACTACGAATACTATTCGTATTCGAAAGCCATACAGCTTTCTGAATTGATAGATAGTTGTTCTGATCTGCACCCAGGATAAGACGCTCTCCAATGAGGTCCAGTTGTGCATCCTCATCTGAAAAAATCGTGTCATGCTTCTTTGGGTCTACAAATACCAGACTAGCTGCGGTGTCAGACCGTGAAGTGATAAGGTTAAGTGACTCACGAAAGGTATTAAACAGTGCGTCATCAAAACCCTTCTTGCTTCTATTAAGGAACTCATACAGACTGATTTTAGATTCAAGCTCATTGACACCAAAACGAAGTGCCTTGAGAGCTACGCCATTAACCAATTGGTGATGGGCTGCAACAATCTCATCAATGTTATCTGCTTCTGCAAATGCTGTTTCTAGATCATCTTGAATTCTATCCAGCATTTCGTTGAACTGTGCAGAGCTGGTGTCAATACCTGCAACAGCATCGAATAGTTTGAGTGTAGGAGTAATACGTTCTGCTAAAATCTCTGCAGTTAATTTCTGCAACTGGATTTTGAACTCATCAACAGTACGAATTTCACCAGAATCCTTCTTGCTAATTAATAGCTTAAGGATCTGATTACCCTGCCTTAATGGCAACGCACTTCTAAACTTGTCCAAATATGATTGACTCATTACACTCTGTGATCCTTGAAGTAATATCTAGCGGTCTTGCTGCGTACATCGTATTCCAAAACCAACCATCTATCATGAAGGTTTTTGTTGACAGGGAAAAAGATACCACCCTCAAACATACCGCTATTGAATTCAACCCTGGCAGTATCTATGCCGACAGCTACACGGAAATGAGTATCGTCTGAAGTAATCAAACGCATGATTCTACGCTTAACCACACTTGCTCCAGATACTGGGAAAACAGATTCCATCTGATCTGATTGCCAGTACTCACCTGCACCACGAATTTCACACTTGTAACTATCCTTGTAGATAGCTGCACCAACCATATCAGTTAATTGAGTGTTACGCCAACTAGCAGTTTTAGCTGCTATCTCTGCATCAGTACCAACCATCACACTTAGGTCTGCATAGTATTTGACCCAACGATCTTCGCCTCTTGCATCCATGTTTTTCTCCTAGCTAGTAAATGAAAAAGCAAGTACATGATCCCACTGACGAACACCAGCTGTGTCTTCATCGGCAGGGATTTGGCAACGTACTTTAAAACGTACATTAGGAGAAGATCCAGCCTGAAGCTCTCCTGCAATGTCAGCACCTGTGGTGGTTGGAAGAGTGAAAGCATTACCTTCACTATCGCCCACTCCTGTTCTGTGGACAAAACCACCTGTGGGGCTCTTGCTACTGTAGACAGGCCAAGCACTAGATGGGTATGCAGTAGTAGCAAGTAGATTTGCTTGGAAGCCACCAAAGCCTGCTGCTGTACTATCGTCTCCCCAACTAATCAGCTCAGCTTCATCAGCAATAGCTGTAGCTCCTCCACCATATGGACCAGAGTATGCACGCATGAAAAGACCAACACTAGTGATCTCGTTGACAGCATCATGACGAACAAAGATTTCTTGGTCGCCTGAGTTAGCACCATTAGGGCTGTTGCCAAGATCGACTACAGCTCCTATAGCGTCTCCTCCGTTTGTTAAGGACCAAATTATGCTAACACTCATTCTGTAACTCCTTATGCGACTACGGCAGTAGTTGTAGCTGACACAACTGGACCGAACGATTCATCGTCATCATCTATGCCTCCTACCTTAAGGTAGTATTTGGTAGAAGGAGTTAAGCCGCTCGCTGTGTATTGATTGCCAGAAGCAACATCGGCAATTGGAGCGTTATTGTCTGCGATCAAACCAACATTAAGTGAAGTCGAAATATAAACATTGTATGTTACAGCAGAGCCATAACTTGGCCAATTCACTGTAACATATCCAGAACCTACTGTCTCCTCTGTAATGGTTGGATCAATACCGTAAGTCTTGACAATAGGATAACCACCCATTTTCATGTGTCTACCGACGATATCATTAAGCTGGTCTTGGGTAAAAGTACCACCATGCTCTGTGAGTAACGTCTGAGGTAGTTCAGCCATGAATGCACCAGCACCAGGATATGGTCTGCGAGCATTAAAATCGTTATACCAGGCAACCTCAGCGTTTTGTTGCATAGCTGTTTCGACATACTCATTCTTGATACCGCCACCCTGTACTCTGACATCAAGGCGGGACAGACCATCTGGAGTCTCAGACTCACCTACATATACATCAGCAAGCACCAAGTAGCGTGGGTTTTCTTGATAGTTCAAACCAGCTGCACCAGATGGGAAGATGGTAGAAGCTAACAATACACTTTCAACAGTGTACTTATCGACAAACGAAAAGCTTTCAAGCTGGTCTGTAAGAATACCACTGGTCACGCGGACATGAACTCCAGAGGCAGCTTCCTCGGTAGGTACATCATAGTAGAAGGTACGACTAGGAGTACCATCAGCATTGAAGTCTTCAGAAACCATCTTGGCTGTAGCAGGATCTAAAATACTACCAAGATGTTCTGCAACCTGACTAGAGTATGTAATCTCACCTAGAGAATTGACTATCAAGTAATACAGAGTTCTATCTAGAGCACCAGTGATACCAACCACTTCTGGATTGACATAAAGAATGACACGTTGATTAAGAATGTCCAAATTGTTGACTGGATTGAAATCAATAGTGGTAAATTCGTATTCGTTCTCTTCTGTGTAATAGGAAACAAGAATTTCGTCATCATCACGAACCTTATCTGTAAGTTCAATAAAACCACCCAGAGCATCTACACTCAAGACACCATCTGTATATCTAGTGGATCCTTGATAGAGAATGCCCTGTTTAGCGCTGTTGGTACTGTAGGCATACTTCACTTCATTATCTACATCGATAACAATGATGTCGATATGTAAGTCAAGTGGTTCATTGTAAGCAACATTCTTAGGCACCTTGATTAAGGTGTCATATAGCCAGGTAGCCTTCTGTTCCACCTGTAGTTTGTAAGGAGGGTAAGGGAAGAAAGTCTGACTGTTAAACTCAGGAATGTGATACTTATGGTTGACAGATGAAGTTTCTGTCTTACGTAACGAAGTAACAAACTCACCATTGCTGACACGCAAATTCCAAGGTGCATCAGTATCAATAGCTGTAGGGTTGAGAACCTTGATGCGCGACTCAGGTGTTTCTTTGTAAGCATACCTGTCAGTTATAGGCAACGTGATAACAAAGTATTGTCTACCAGGAAGCTCTTCAACCAAGTACTTCTTTCGACCAGCAAGAATATTACCAGAGATATCAACATCATCGAAATCAGCAAGACTATAAATTGGAGTATTACTTACTAGTTCGTGATAGATAGAAATTGTTGTTTCACTACCAACAACTTGCTTCACTGTATATTTAACGAACGTCACATCGAAAGACCCATCTGCATCATTGTATGAGTTTTCAATATTATTGTAGAGAAGGCCAGTAGCAGGTTCCAAAAGGTATTCGGTAAAACTAATAGGCTGAAGAGTCTCATCGGCAAACTCAATAGAAAGCAGGGTTAACTCATTGAAGTCATCTACATTTTCATTGAAGTTTTCAAGCGTATGTGTATAGAAAAGAGGCACCTCGGGCTTGGTAGCCGTTTCTGTTGTAAACTGATCTGTAACAAGAAACTTATCTACGTTAAGGTTAAGCACCTTTGTAACAGCTACTGTGACATCTTGTGTGCTAGGAATACGATTCTGTGTAAGAGAAGTGCTTCTGTCTGATACAAACAAATTGTTACTAGGTGTTATTTCTTGTCCAATCAGATATGCAATATTGATGTTGTCTCTATTACTCAACGTTCTGTAAGTAACAATCTCTCTCCTCTTCTTAATGTTTACACGAGTAGGTATGTCCGTTGAAAACGGAACCGAACTAACTTGTGTTTGAAAACCTTGAGAAGCTAGAGTCATAATTTACCTTAATCTACAACAGGCCACTTAGAAGCAGTGTTATGTGTAATTTCCATAGTTACAACAGGCTTAATCTGCCATGGTTGACTAGCAGATGCTTGTGAGGTAAATCTAAAAGCCAAATATTCATGTGAGTTATCGATAGTACGCACAGCCTCTGAAGCATCCAAATCCGTTGCATTGAAAATTGAAGTACTTTCATCCCAGTTCCCAGCGCCAGTTGTATGGTCAGCACCTGGTTCTAATATGCCACTATGTAATGGAGTACCGCCTGTTGCGCTTTTAGCTGCATAGACAGACTCTTTAGAAAGCAACAACTGACATGCATCTTCATGGTAGTGTACCCAGCGTACAGCGATTTGGCTGATGATACAGCCATCAGGAAGATCAGTTGCTGTAAATCTAATGTAATAATCCTGACCAACAACATTGCCTTCCCACCAACCTTCTTCTCCCTGTTCCATACCTAGATAGTTAGCCCATCCACCGCTAAGGTCTAACTCATCTTCAGCATATGTATTACTAGCATCTCCACCGGCTGGATTCATAAGTCCTACAACAATCCATCTTGAATGTGACTGAGTATAATAATTAGCATAAGCATTACCTAATGTTACACCTGCGCTAGCTGTGTCAGCGCCATTAACATCAACCTTTAACGACATTGCTGGATCAGAAGCTGGGAACAAAAGACCAGTACTATTTACATTACCAAAATCAATTCTATGTTCACTTGTTCTCTCTGGAGATCTGGTAGTAACACGTGTGACCTGCATACCAATAGGTTCAGCCCAACCGCCCCAGTTACCATCACCATCACCCATCATGCCGAAGATAACATTCTGTCCATCAATGATAGGTTCGGCAGCAAGGTTGTTGTCGAAATTGCCAGCAGGATTAAGTAAAGAAAGATGGCTCAAGTAAGCAAGACTAATGCCACCACCAGTTTGCAAAGTCGCATGACTACCATCAGGTGTACGTGTTTCGTGACGACCAAGCGCGGCATCTGCTGTAGTGTGAACAATCTTGTATGGAGAATCAAAATAGATATCACCAGTAGATTCAAAAAAGAAAGCCTGATCAGCATGACTTGGTGCCATGTTCATATATGAACCAGTCACATTACTTTGAATACGAAAGGAAGGAACACTACTATTAAGTTCTACAGCAAGAGATGTAGCAGACCAGTCAAAGTAAAGCTTAGCTCCATTGTTATCTTCTCCAAAAATAATACCAAAAGAATCAGCTACTAATGTATTATGACCAGCCCAGGGCGAGGTAGCTCCCATAAGAAGATCGCCAAGCATTGCACCATGATTCTCATCACGATAATCACCACTATGCATACCTGTACCATGTCTATGTAAATATTGTGGATGATCATCAAACATCCATGGAGAAGGATAAAAATAAGGCCAATAAGTCTTATCAAAAACATCTCCTAAAATAGTATGATTAACAACCGATCCTGTAGCTGCATGGGAATGATTAAGTAACGTTGTTTGCAAAGATGAAACGACGGAAGACAAATCACTACCGACAGTTATGAGACGAAGACCATCGTTAGGATAATGAGAAGCTGCATGACTATCACTGGTACCACCATTCGCAGGACTTTTTAAACGAGCTTCAGGATAAGCTGTTGACCCAGCACCAGCAATCCAAGTACTAAGGTTCGCACCAACTACCATCAACATCCATTTGCGAGGAGTACCTGCTGCTTCCGCCGCAAAGGCAAGACCATCTATAATCGTCTCAGACGTGTATGGATCCCACAAATATACTAATCCAGCTGGAATATTAGAACCAGAACTCCAATTGTTAGTTACAATCGTTGGTAATGTATATCTGTAATGTTCAGCATTTGTGCCAGTTTCGCCATCTACACTATCAGCTTGCCAAACAAGACGTTCAGAAGCTGGCGTTGTAGAGATATTATAAGAGTGACCACTATGTACAAGGTCTTGAGGAGAGTTGTTAATACGTCTTGTATTTAATGGTTGTCTAGGTGGTAAATAAACTTCATAACCTTCAGAATCATCTAAACCATTTTTGTATACAAGCTTCACACCACGAAAACCATAACCGGAATCAGTATCTGGATCTGGAATTACATTCCAAGTTGCAGCCCCTAAGTCTCCTGCTATGTTTGGCTTGTATGTAAGACGATCTCCTGTGGTCAAAGGAAGGTAAGTCCAAATTTGCCCTCCCGCATCGACATTTATAAACCATTTGCCAGCGCTAGTCACATCTCCCAAATGAATTTCTGGAACAGCATTGTTACCATTAGACCATGAATAAGTAGTACTACCTGCTGGTGGGTATGGTAAACGAAACCAAAACTTACCATTGTCTGCAAGACCTGCAACGTATGTATATTCCTCAATATCAGGCAAGTAAGGAATGCGTGGATTAGTGTAGCGAGTTGGACCTGCATACCTTCCAAGACTAGGAATCATTAACATTGCATCAGCATCAGAACCAATGATAGGATCTCCAGCCTGGTTCCATACATCACCAACAACATATTCTATAATACCCAAACCATTTTTTGCTTGCCTTGCCAGTCCATTCATTTTGGCTGAAGAAGGTAGCTCACCTTCGGTGAAGGTTACGGAAATTGGGAATGTGGTTCTTAGTTTGTCACTCAATGGTAGTCACCTCTAACTGAAAATATGTCCTACTTGTACCTGATATCCTAACCCTGAACTTGTTGGTTCATTCACATCCAGGAATGTAACACCGTCTAGTGCTGCTGCAAGAGTCACTCTAGAAGATCTCAGTCTAAAACCTAGAGGAACTCTTTGTCCACTAGCCGTAATACCGCTAGCTAAAAGATCTGAAACCTCATCAATATGGCTTTGGTTGATAGCATCTAAAATCCATAGGCCATTCATATATGAAGGAATACTCAATTTCACTGAGATCTCATTGCTTAGTATATTCCTATTTAGACGTTGGTTAAAGACCTGGGCCTGCATACTTACTGTAGTAGGAGCAACCAAGAAATAGGAATGAAGGGTGCCGCTTGGTGTTGTATCTTGACTAGCTGTTGGCTGCGGAATACTTACTGCTGTAGTATCGAACACTACATCATATTCTGTTGCACTAACGCTACTCACATTCACTGGTTGAATAGGACCTACCGCTCCTTCTTGGAACGTATGAGGATTCAACATTGTAGCATCATAAGCAGAAACTAGCTGCTTACGACCAGACCCTGCACTAGCAGTGAAAATACTAGGTCTCGACAAGTCCCACAAGAGACGACGATTATCTTCCCAATCTACAGAATTACTTAGAGCGCCAGAAGAAGTTGGATCCATACCTGTGTAGCCATAGATACCTTCCTCCTGGAAGAACTGAGTATAGTAACCAGAGACCTGTGTCTCAAAGTTATCACTCAGTGTAGGATCAAAATAACCTTGCAGTGGATCATCTACATGTATTTGATACAAGAAAATATCGTTGATGCCACCCTCAATCAAAAGACCGTTAGTACGCAATGTGGTGATCTGTCCAAGACCAGAGTAAGTTGGATCTATTGGGTTATCCTCAGCTGTCCAGCCATCTGCTTCAACATAGGTTCCAATGTCACTTACTCCACGTGGTGGGTTGTAGTAAGCCTTTGATTCTCCTTCAGAATCTGTAACAGCTGTAGTGGATATATTGGTCCCACCAAAAGAACCTGCTTCAGGAGAACTGGTGATAAAGAAAGTAACAGTTTGTCCTTCAAGCTCTAATCCTTTAGAATCTTTTACAGTAGCTATAATAGGAGCATAAGTATTACCAATATACAAAGGACCATAGATGTTGGTTTGAATCCTTGTCAAATTAGCAGCTAGTTCAATAGATACAGGATCTGCTAGACGAGTACTAAGATAGACAAAACCACGCGCGCTCTGACGGTAGATTGGATTAACACTAGCTTCAGATGCGATTACAGTATCACACGATTGCTCTGGCTCATATTCGACACGCAATGTCTTCCAGTAGCGGGCTCCTATTGTTTCACCAGCAGGTGGGGCGTACTGACCTGAGATACTTGGGTCTCCGAACTCAACAATACCAAGATCATAATCAATCTTAACTTGATAGCCAGAAGGAGTGAGACTAGCATCAATACATTCCCATTGCTGTCCAGAACCGACAGTGGCGTAAGACCAAACTTCTGCACCCATCGTATCGTCGATAGGAGCAAATACAGTATGGAATTGTTGACCAGCTTCACCTGTTGACCAATCAACAAACTCAAGCCCACTAGCCTCTGGTCCGTCGCCTACTTGTTCAACATACTGATTGTTCAGAAGAATTTGTGGTGTCTCACCACTACGAGTAATCATAAACTCTTGTTCATCACGGTCGATTAAGTCCCAAGAAATTCTGTTAGCTGTAGTGTCGTAAGTATCTTGACGAGCAAGATCGACATCTCTTGTACCACTAAACTCTACACGCTTTCTTAGTTGAAGGGCATAGTCATACTTACCCTCTTCGCTGTTCCATGTGTACTGAGTAACATGCACAGGTACGCCAACCTTAAGTTGACTAGAAAGAGTAACTGTATTAAAGCCGCTAGTTACATCATAACCAATACCTGTTGCAACACCACTGTAAGAAATGTTTTCAATTTCAGAGTCATCACTAAAAAGATAACCTTCCTCTTCATAGTCGTAGTAGTAACCGTGGTTAATCTCTGGTGCCCATACATGGAAGATGTTTGTTTCGTTAATCCCAGAAGAAGGAAGCGAGTCTATATCCATCAACTCAAGATCTCTATTGCTACCAATACCAGATTGGAAATAGGTTTGGGTTATGCCAGATATACTTGGATCATAGTTCGCAGGCACTGTCATGACAACATTGTCGTTATCGTCATCGGACCAGGTACGCTTATCCCATTGCCAACCCTTGATAAGCTCTTGAGTAGCAGGATGGATAGTTGTTGTATATGCAGAGAATGATCCAATTGCTGTTGGATATGCTTCTTCTCCTGCTTCAGCGCGAGCTGAATTAACAGGAGCTGTGTATGTTAAGACTCCAGATCCAATCACAGGACCAACCTCCATTTGATACCCTAGAATAGCAAGGCTTCGTATTGCTGTCACAAAAGTCCAAGAATCACTTAGGGAGTTACTGTCACCATCTTCTGCATATACAGACCAAACGATTGTTGACTCACCTGAGAAGAAAATAGGCGGTGTAAGAAGATAACTATAACCAGTAGCAATGACAGACTTGACACCTGTCCAACCGTTAGCTTCAGCATCATTAGTCCAAACTATAGTACCATCTACAGTAATGATCACAGTAGATGCATCAATGTCTGATTCTTCATCTGTAAGATCAACTATTAAAGATGCTTCAACAGAAACATCTGTAGCACCATCAACAGGTGTTGGCACTGCAACAGGAGGTGTTGTAGGAGGAGAAGGCCAGTCATCATCACCATTGTATTCAGTGAATCCACCTGTTACGGTACCCGCAGGGTACGTCGGATTGAAATTGTAGCAACCCGCGATCACACGGACGATCCCACCTTCCTGGTACGAGATCGCCATACCATTCGGGTGGAGAATGGAGTCCTCATTGACATGATACCCAGGGCCAGCAGTGTAAAACTCTGCAAATTCGTTAATAGCCCATGCGCCAGGCACTGGGCCATCGAACACAGTAGCGTTGATTGGCCCTACACGCCCCACGCCTAAGTAGGTGTAGTTCTCGCCGCCAGCGATAAAGTTGTAGCCAACTACCAACCCATAGGGAAGCTGGCGATTGTTGCACTTCACCGCGCCTTCATAAATCCAGGTCATATCGGTTGGGTCGGCTGGGTCACGATTCCAGATGGCAAAACCCTCGGGGTTTTGCCGCCACTCACCGACAACCGTTAGGTTACCGTTTGCGCCGGGACCAATACAGCCTGTTCTACCCGTGTACCACGTTCCGCCCCCCTCGTTGCCATCCAAACGCGCCAGATCGCTCCAGGTATCGCCAGGCCCCGTGCTTTTGACCACAAAATGTGCACCATAGGTGCCGTAATAGGCACAGCTGATAACACCGACTACAGAGCCTGGCTCCGTTGGATGTTGAGTAAGCTCAACCCCAGGTGAGTCAAAATTCCACCACCTGTCATAAGTGGTAGTGTCCAACTTGTCTACTGACCAGACATCACCTGTCCTAGAAATAAATAATGCACTTTTGCCGGCACTTAATCCGAGAGCAATGCAGCGTCCGTTGCACATGGCCACGCCTTGGCCGATGCCTTGTGGGTCAAATTGGTCAACCAGATCCGCCGATACCAAACCTAGCTCGTTCATATCTCCAGCAACGGTGCCAGAGTCAGGCCAATCCATGAAAAGAACCGATCCACACTTTCGCGTAGGGTTTGAATCACCAGGCGTACCGAGAGCAATCTCAAGTCGGGCTTCGACTTCATTGTACCAGCAAGCGCACGTAGTAATGTAAGCCTCGACTGAGGGGGTGACTGGAGTATATGTCTGCAAGAGGAGTTGTGGAATTCCCGCATCATTCCTTCGCCACACCCAGATCGCTAAACGAGGGGCGTTGGAACAAACAACAATATAACGACCATTGGAACAAACGGAGTAACCCCAGCCTGCGCCATCGCAGAGATATCTGATGCCTGTGACAGTCATTACTTACACTCCCCAGTACATAGGATTTACACTCATAAGTTCATTGATGATATCTACACCAAGTTCAGTTGGTAATCCATGAGCTTCATTACCATTGTCTTGTAGAAATTGTTCGAACATCTTTACCCTAAAGGTTTCGTTATTGATATCATTCAAAATTACAGGACTGGCTGTAGCAACCAAAGGAACCTTACTATATTGATACCTTACAGACTCCTGAGGATTAGGAGTAGTATACACTGTCACTATACCTTTTGAATAGTCTACATGATATTCGCCTCTTGTAGATATGTTAGCAGTAGTTGTAACCTCAGTCTTGAAGGTCTTTTTGTTAGCAAAGAAAACACTTCCCTCGACTAGCCGATCATTCTTTAGCTTGAAACGAGTGCTCTCAGGCAAGAACTCCAGCCTTACTATCTCTCGGTTAGACTGATTAAGGATAGACATTGAACGTGTGTAAGGATCAATACCTGCACGTAGAGTAGCTTGGAACCTTGAAGTAGAGTTAACCATATCAACAAGCGCACCAATGTGTTCATAGTTACCACCAGATTGATATCTATCAACGGCCCAGTCTAGTGCGTCATTAGTGAAGTCGGAATAAAGAAGAAGGTAAGCGCCGTCAAACTTGATGTAAGGATCAGCAGTAATGTATTGACCGTCTACATCTAGCACTGGACTGATCTCTATTGCGTTGAAGAGTGACAATCCTAACTCACGTGTGATGCCATACATCAAACCCTGATAACTACAGTTGGCCATATGAACAAAGGTATCCAGAATGCGTCTCTTGTACTGCCAGTTCTTCTCTCCTCTTAATCTATCAAGACTAAGTATGGAACCGTGCTCATCAAACTGGTTTAAACGATGTATCAGATCAGGTGTTCCAACCTCTTGGGTAAAAGAGATATTGACTTGATATCCAGCAGTACTTTCAGCCACTAGTTATACACCCCAATACATCGGTCTTACCGATAGAAGTTCGTTAATAATATCAGTACCTAACTCAGTGGGAATACCATGTGTGTAAGTCCCATCGTCCAACAATACCTGTTCAAACATTTTCACTCTAAATGCCTCACTGTTGATGTCGTGTAAAACAACAGGACTAGCAATAGGTTTAAATGGATAGGCTGTGTAATGATATCCAATAGCACTACCAGACTGAGGTGGACGATATGTTCTTACTATACCTTTTGGATAATCTATCCAGTATTTACCTGTTGCGTTTACGCTTGCTTCTGTTGTTTGTTCAATAGCAAACGTATCGTAGTCCGAGAAAATAAGAGAGCCGTTCACTAGCTTTGTGTTGTCCAACTTGAACCTAGTAGATACCGCTATTTCTTCACTCTTCACTTCCTGTCTATTGGATTGGTTTAACAAACACATAGAAGACATGTATGGATCAGCAGTAGCTACCAGAGAAGCCTCAAAGTATGTAGTTGTGTTAATGAAATCTACAAGACGAGTAAGGTGCTCGTAGTTATCTCCAGCAATAAAGCGATCAATTTTGTGGTCCAACACACCGTTAGTATAGTCAGAATAAAGGTAGATCCAGGCACCGTCAATCTTTACATAAGGGTCAGAAGCAAAGAAACCAGTGGTTACTAGACTAACCTTTGGGTTAATAACAATAGGCATACTAAGAGATAGGCTCGTCTCTCTAGTGATGCCATGTACTAAACCCTGGTAACTGCAATTAGCTATATGTATAAAAGTATCTAGAATACGCCTTCTGTAAGACCAGTTAGTTTCACCAGTATTTCTTTTGAGAGCTACCGTAGCTCCATGTTCATCAAACTGATTCCATACGTTACGTGGTTCTGGGAAACCAACAAGATGTATTGGATCTACATTTACTTGATAGCTAACCTCTAATGTAACAGCAGAAACTATCGTAAATGACCAAAGTCCAAGAGCACTGTTGCCAGTTGGATCTTCTGCATAAGCACCCCAGCTGACTACTTCATCATTTACAAATGGTTCAGGAGGGGTTAATACATAATTAAAACCATCAGCGATAACAGATTTAACACCCGTCCAGCTATTCGTAGCTGCATCACCTGTCCAAACAGTAGTCGCACCAACAGTAAATTCTACAGTACTATCATCAACTCCTTGAATAGACGTGACATCAACTGTTAGATTTGTATCTACAGCAATATCTGTAGCCGTATCAGCAGGAGTAGGTGTGAAAACTGGCGGTACATCACTGCACGGCTCGACACGAGTCGCTTCATACGACTCCAAGATCTGGGCAGCAGACCACTCCTCATGTGTCCAACGAAGAGAATGGACAATGCCATACATAGCTCTGGTGTAATCAGTATCACCGACGCGAATGGTGACATTAGCCGAGCTGCTACCTGTCGGGGCAAGCGAGTTGGTTTCCGTATTAATGTACTGACCATTGATGTACAACTTAGTTGTTACACCATCAGCAGCGCGTGTGACAGCGATATGTGTTGTTAGCCCAAGAGTGGGTAGGAACGTAAGAAAATTAACAATCTTGTCACTACCGTTGCCGGATTCGTGCCCAATTCTTAAATAACCATAACCCGTCCAAAAGTAGACCTTCAGACAAAAATTCTCAATCTCTGTAGTACCAGGTACGCCGCTAACAACAAACAACACCTCATTATACCCACTCATTTCTTGTTGCGTGATAATGGCTTCAAAAGTACAGGCACCCAACGTTGAAGGGTAAAGCCCAGTTGGCCCCCTAAAATCGCTGTACCGATGAATCTGAAGACCACCAACACCCAGCGACCTTTCAGTGTTAACCCATACCTCTGCTTCACCGTTGTATTCAGTCAGGTGGTGGCCCTTACCTGATAAATCTGTTAGTCCATTTGTTGGCCCATCAAACTTGTAATGACATTCAACTAGATCAGAATCTGCGCCTGCTGGCAGCAAGTCAATATACGCCCATCTACAATAGTCTTTAGTGATTGTCATGCCGCCACCAAGACCCTTGCATAACTCTCCGCAACTTGAGCGGCGTCAAATTCATCATGACAGCAACGAAAGGAGTTGAGAGCTAGCTTAGCATACCCCTTAGTAGTACCACCAGCTTGCACCCATAGAGTGACAGAGCCTGTTCCACCCGTTGGAGCATTGACGGCAACCGATGTCTGAAGATGGATACCATCCATATACAGCTTATAAGTTTTACCGTCAGCGGCGCGAGTCACACACCCATAATGCATTACAGGCGGTATAACCCAATCAAACGGGATGATCTCGTTTAGACCAGCACCGTATTCGTGGAATGCGTTGAGCCCAGCGAGATCGGCACTATTCGTATCATGCATGAACAATCCGAACACACAATTCTCAGCCTCAACGGAACTACTATAGTCGCCGAGGCAACAAAGCCAACGCTCATAGTCTATATCGCACACATGAGAATATCCGATCCACTCAACAGTGATCTCGCCGAGTGTGTTAAAAACCCCGGAGTGTGTGGTAACGGAATGCAGGTAGCGATTGTGCAGCGACATTAGCACAGACTCACCCTGCGCTGTCACTGAAAACGGCTCGATGTACACTGGATAACCATAGTTATTCAGTGTTAGGTTGACTGTGTTTCCACTTAGGTCTTGCAAGGTATTTGCTGGTTGCGTTGGTGGGTAAGCTTCAAGCGAACCATCAAAGTTATACAACAGCTTTAGATTACTTGCACCCACAGGTAACACGTCGTCCAGAAAGTTGAAGGCCATTAGGCGGTCCTCAGTTGGAGGTACGTTTCATCAATCTGACCTTCAGTCATTTCTCCGTGACTCCACCTCACTGATTGCCAGATGACACCACGCCCGTATTCATTAGCAGTAGTATCTATCGCGCCTATGATTAAAGCCGAGTCTGTGCCACCATCGGGTGCAGCAGGAGCGGCAATTGTGTCTACATGCACACCATCATGATAAATCTTATAAGTCTTACCATCAGCAGCACGGGTTATCGCAGTATAAGTCATCTGCCCATGAATACCTGGACAGACACCATTAGGCGAAAACACCTCCGTCCACACTCCAAGTCCTGAGTCATAACCGATAAACAGCATCCCACGTTCTGCTAGGTTCCTTTGGTCAGTTCGGCCAAAACTGAACGTAGTGTTACCAACAGATCCAACATCTGCGGGGTAAGATGTGATAGTCAGCATTCCGTTAGTTGGCTGCGCTAGAGAACCACTACCGCAAGGCATCCACACTAACTCTCCTGTACACGCACCCAACGTCATCAAAGCAACGTCTTCTGCCGTGTACATGAAATTAGCATCCCAAGCATGGAAGCGACCATTGCATCCGAGTGCCGCCTGCATGGCAACCCATGCTAAACCAGTTGTTGGACTAACGTCAATCAGATCGTGCCCGTTAGCCGTCCGGTCTGTTAACCCTAACGTAGGCCCGTCGAACTGGTAGCAAGCCTTTATATCAGATTGGCTAAATCCTGTAGGCGCAGTTGGTTGCAAATAGTTCCAAGTCTGGCTCATTAGTCTCCTCCAAATATACGGACCTTGTCATAATTCTCATGGAAATAGAGAATTTTTTTGTTAAAATCTACTAACATACGGTCCCAATGTCTATCTAGTTGGTGTTTAAATCCATCAGTATCTAACACCCAAAGTTTATCTTCACTATCAAAATCTACACCCATAACAGAAGTGGTTAGTCCGAGAGTAGTAAGGTTGTATTCAGCTAGTGCTTGTTGAGACAAAACAGAAACAATGCGCTTATCGATAGAGGTAGTTTCATCTGTGTAAGTAGTTTCTAAATAAAATACCCAATCGCCATACTGGTCTAGTGTGTAGAATTCAGTGGCGCGCATTATACGCTTTACTGGCTCATCAAAGACCCAGGAAGATCTGTCTGTGTGATAGACAACTTCAGAGCCCTCTTCTAGACTCTTTTGAGTTCCATCAGGCTTAACTACCCATGCTCTGTGAGCAACCATACCTGTAGTAGGCCTACGCCATACATAGTTCAATTCTACTTCTTCGTTTATAACAACATAGTACGTATTAGGTTCAATCACTGATGCTGCACTATAATCCTTATCAGAAAGTTGACTAGTATCAGGATAAGGCATACGCGCATTATACACATACAACATACCAGAAGTTACAACCCAAATTCTGTCAGAGTGTGGTTCAACCGCAAGGTCCAGGGGTGTGATACTGTCACCAACAGTACTCTGCAACTCCTGTTGCAGAATTGAATGCTTCGTTGTGAAGCCTTCCATACGTAATTCTAAGTCATCAATATCGTACTTGTTCAAATCTAGCGTAGGTGTACTTGAGGTGACGCCAGAACCTAGAGCCCAAAATAGAGGCATATCGTCATCATAAATTGTAGAGTCTAGTTCGTAATTGATTTGATAGTCTTCAGCATTGAAGTTGGCAGACTTAAAAATAATAGAGGTACTTACTGGTTCATTAGCCCCAAAAGCTCTCAAACCGTAATCACTGATTGACCTAAAATCATGGTCTGTCTGTATAGTTTCATTATGTACAAAAGCTATTTCTTCTGTTACTGCGGCACCTTCTCTCGTTTCACCTTCCACCTGAATTAGCATTCTACGTACGTTATTGTGATCATCTAAACCTACAAAGTCAGTACCGTTATCTACAGTGATAGTGAGTTGGTTAGGCGCGTACAGAACACCAGAGATATCTGATGTGTCAGCAGGTAGCTTAAATCTGACTTCACCAAAATGACCACTAGCTAATACATGCTCTCCACTTGCAGTGGTGTTAAGAGAAAGACGATTCGGCTGGAGGTTGTACCAGAAGGATTCGATATCATTATCGTCTGCGACCTCGACCCTAACAGCTGTGGTGTCATAGTAACCACTAACAACAGGAGGGGTGAAGGTGAATTCGGTATCATCATCATCCTCTTTACTGAAGTCCCAAGTGCCAGGTAGTTTGTAACGATAGTAGACATCAATATCCGAAATGATAGAGGTGGTCAGATAAAGATTGTCCTCAATATGAGAACGCTGTTTGTGCAGATCATCCATGTGCTTACCAGCTGCATTCAACAACTGAAAGCCAAGGCTCTGCTCATCTGCACGGACGTTAGACCATGGAGGAAAAGTATTAGCTAAGCTCTGGGTCGATCTACCTTTTTCAGCCACTGATTACCGCCTCACGAAAGAACGAATAAATGTAAATGGTGTTGCTACAGTAGGTTCTACAATAACCCTCTCATCATCTTCTGATTCATAGTCTGCCAAAAGCTTTTGACGCATTCTATTGTCTTCTAGTTTAGACTCTGTCCACACATATACTTCGTCGAAAGGAATACCTGGCTCACCCAGATTAGCGATGTGGTCTGAGACAGCAAAAAGGTCGGCAGCTAAACGATTAATAAAAAAGTCTTCACCAATATCAAGTTCATTAATATACTCGATGATTGCATCTTCCAAAAGATTTTCTATTTCCTGAAGCTCCTCTTCAGTTAGTTGCTGGTCATAATGTACAGTCACCTTCATGGTAACCCCTGTCTCAAATGGCTTACGAATAAAAGTAAGGTCACCTAGTGCTTGTACCTTAAACACGTTAGCAGTAACTGCGTCTATAAGGCTATCAGAGACTGTAGGAAGGACAGACTGAATAATGACACCCACGGTACCAATACCTCTGTAACGCGGCAGGAGCACGGCGTCAGCGACTCCTGGGGTGGAAAGCACAGCCAACCTAATCGCAGTATTGTTAGCTGCTTCAGCCTCAAGGGCTTTGTTCACAATACGGTAACGATAATTAGCATCAGATTCGAAATTCTTGCCATTAGCAATTTGGTGTACATTCGTTACCAACAATGTGCTATTGTCACTGTCGGTATAATTAGTGAAGTCGTGATAAACAAGAACGCTAGTACCCACATTAGCATCCTCACCTGGTTGTACAGCTATTGCACCAACCCACTGATCTGTATCAGCAACATTTAAAGTGACTGTCTCTGTAGTTTTATATAAGATACCACCATTGCTTGCTAGTGTAGAAATTACAGTACCCTGCAAAAGAGTGATATCGTTGCCACCATTCAATGCACCAAAGGTTCCAGTGTTAACATAGAACTTGATAACCTGTGTATCTGCATCTGCATTAGCAGCAAAAGATGGCTCTCTTTCTACACCGAGAAGAGTACCAATCAACTCTAGGAACTGACCTGGAGCAGAAGAAACAAAAGCACGAGCCATGTTAAGATCAAAGATCTCATACGCTTCAGCTAGTCTTGTATTCATAGCTTCGAGTAAAGCTCTAGCGATACCACCAGCCGATAACTTGGTAATGTTTGTATTGTTAGCTAAATCTTCTAGAGAATCAGCCATCAACTCTTGGTAACTTCTAGCAAACAAAGGCATTTAATCCACTCCTACTGTGAAATAAGTTCAGGCGTCTTATCTAAGAAAAAGACTTGTTGTTCCATTGAGTCAAAAACAATTGCAGTTTGTAAAAACTCTCCATCCTGCAACTGATTATAAGCGGTTGAAATAGCATTGATTTTGATAAGAATAAGCACCTTGTGAATATGAACCGGAACTACCCGAACCTGCAAATCTTCTTCAGCCACAAGACCCGCACTAGTAAGTCCTAAACGAACTCTGTCATGAATGCGGTCAGCTTGATAACGTGTATTTGGTTCACCTATAAAGTCATCCAAACCAAGACCTCTGTTAGGGTATACTTTCCAATCCAACAAGGTTGATGCTGAAATAGAATGGATTTGATCCAGTAATGATTGTAAACCATTACTCTTTGTGCTTTCAATATCTCCATCATGACCAAGATTGAGATCTCCGTTCCATCCAAAAGCAACATCTATGTCATCATAAAATCCTGGCAATGTACTCCTCCTATACGAGTAGAGCTAGAAAGAAAGCTATATCCTGAACTACGTTCTTCAAAATAAAGACAGGCGGAAAAGGTATCTTAGATGGAATAGGTGTAATGATTGTTTGAGGAATCTGTTCTAAAAAATCATTGATACCAGCAAAGACTCCGAGTGTACGTCTAGACATAGAGTCGCTAATGAAACTTACTGGACCCTTCATTGAAATACCCTTACCATCACATACAATGAAGTGATCCTTGTTTCCAATCATACGAACCTGTTCGTCTTCAATAACGATAGCCGCCTTGGAAGAACTGCTTACACGAAACACTCTAGTTTTTGGATTTGCCATTTTAACCTCTATGCGAAATGACCATGAAAGATAGCCCACAAACCAGTTGCAGCATCATTAGGAACATGGGACTCTTCTACGTCTTCATTTTCTGCACCAATAACTTTCGCATCAGCTGAACCACCTGCTGGACCAGTTGAAGTAACTCGAACCTTAAAGCCTACCCTGACAGTACCCCATCTTTCTGCAATCTCTCCAGCACTGTGATCTAAATGAATCCATCTACCATTAGCTAAAGGAGAACCATCTTCATCGTTAGCTTTTACAAGTCGAGGTTTTGTATCATGCACTTTGTTAACTGTTCCAGATGTGCGATGTGGAGTACCTTCTATACCTGGCGCAGCGCCAATATCGCTTTCTGTACGACGACTTGACTCACCAAATTCAGACACACTTGCTCTAGTTTGAAATACGGTTCCTGTACTTGACATAATTACTCCAATGTTTCTCCACCGTTGTGGAAGAAGCTTCCTACTGAATTAGCTCCAACCTTGTCTCTTGTCCAACCACTGATACTATCCCACCAATCTTCTGTCCAATCTTCGTATCCAATATCGATAGCAGAATCCCATTTGCCGAACATAGTATCCCAGACAGAAGTAGGAATCTTACGTGTTGGTACGCCACCTGCAAATATTCTACCATGATGCTTAAGAGGAGACATTACGACAGGATGTGCTAGCTGAGTATAATTCACAATCTTTTTACCCAAGAACCCACCTAACGTAGTAAGGCCAGTACCGAAAGAAAGAATAGAAGCAGCAGCTCCAGCTAACCCACTGTCGCGGCCACCAACAAGACCCTTGGTTACCTGCTTGCCTATGCTAGCGCCAGTTGTACCAAATACGTTGCGAAGGGCTCCTTCCATAACAACACCTGCTGCTTCGTTAGTGCTCATCAAAGACCACTCGGCTGCTTGTACCAACATGTCTGGTTTAATCTCAGTACGGAAACCATGATGTTGGTCAAACACATGCTGTACTTCTTCAACCTCGACAGCACCAATCATGTCTGTATATTCATCAAAAATATAACACACATCGTATGGTTTGATACTTGGGTTACCTACAATAATCAATTCACCTTTGTAAATGTCTTTCAGATTACGTATAAGTAGGCCGAGAGCATAACGCTTAGCTAACTCTTCATTGGTAACGTTGATGAACTGTCCCATTTGGGTACGGATCTCTTCTGTAGGCAATGCACAATCAAGCTTAAGTGTGAACTCTTGCTCCTCACCCTTGATAGAAACACCATCGATCTTGTCGCCGCTTGCTTTCTGAATCTTAACTTCTTTACCATATTTGATTACAATAGTGTTAGCTACATCACGTTTGCTAGCACGGATATTGTTCGAAATGATATGGTTACTACTTGTGACCAAATGGTACTGTCTGAACGGCTTGATATATCCAGCTTGCTTTGCAGCTTCAAGTCGTGCTTGACGATAAAAGTTGGATACTACATTCTGAATAACCTTGCCTGCTGGGCTATGGCGTATTGCAGTACTAACAGTATAGTCTGCTAATGGTTTAGCAAGCTTAGTAGAAACACTAGGAGCAAGAACAGTACCGAACCAAGAGATAGCACCAGGAACCTTACCAAAAAGAGACTTCTTTTGGAACTGCCTACTAGCGTTGTCCATCACATTAGCAATTACTTTATCCTGAAGTCTTGTTAGTTTTGCATCTTTCCTTTCTTCATCGGCAGTTGGATGACGAGCAAAATAAAGCTGGTTTGGTAAACCAAAGAACATCGTCATACGTTCACTACCCTTGTCACTATAAGGAACAGGAGAGGTAATAAAATTAGGATGACGTAAAGTCATCTCCTGGAAGATGTCCCAAATGGTAGTACGATAGATAATGTACTGCATCTTTTCAAAGAAAGTAAAGAACCCAGTATGTGATATTCCTTTTGTACCAAGCTGTTTCATATCTTGCTTTGGCCCAGGTGCAAAAATATTGTCATCAGCAGGACGAGGATTCCATGTCCAACGTTGAGTCAACAAATCTCTGGCTGCTGTACCTCCAAACCCACCACCAGCACCAAACGGTGTCCAACGTCCAAAATGGAGAACTTCAGGCTCAGCTAACATCTCCTCTAAAATACGTCCTGTAGATGCATCATTAGAGAAACCCCAGAAGTCCCAACCAAACGAATGAAACGAACTTTTAGTTTTTGGCTTTTCAATACCTTTGATATCCTGGACAAGCTCAATAGCATGACTCTGAGCTACCACACGTACCAGGTCTTCAGTTTCAGAGAACTGAACTTCAACAATAGTGCCGTTGAAAACTACAGCTAATCTATCAGGGTCTGATGTGTATCCCATTCTAAGATGAATATCAATACCTTCCTGTAACAACAAAGATGCAATAGGGTTCTCTTGCCTGGTATCAGCTTTCATTGCACTCTTAGCTTCTGTAGTTACTTGGCCACTAGGAGCATGAGGTTGATCCTGGCCCTTTCGATCTTGTCTAAACTTGCGATTACTTAATACACCAGAGATGTTGGTAAGCATTAATTCACAATAGTCAGCAGCAATCTTTCTACTACGGACTACACGGATAGACTGTACTGCTCCATAAGAGAAGAAGTCGTCGAAAGCTAAACGTCTACGAGCATTAGAGTCATCTTCAATGAAGTAGAGTTTGAAAGTAGGATAAGCTCGCATCATAGATTGAGCTTGGCCGTTCAACAAGTCATCTTCAAATGCACGGATTGACTCTCTCATCGGAGAAGAAAGAGTAGAGGTAACATTAGTGTTTAATTGTTCTTTCTTGTAAGCATCAGTACGTTGTTTTGCCTTTGGACGGTATCTGCGACTCTGAGCATTAGGAACACGGTTGCTACCATGCTCTTTCATTACGTCTCGTTTCCATCCTTTTTGAGTCTGGTTCCAAGGAACTTGTATGTGTGCAGGATCCCAGACTACACCGAACTTAGCAAAGCCATAACCATGCTGACCTTTCTTTGCTATTCTACTAACACCGACAAGACCTAGTGAGTTAGCAATCTTACGCATAGCTAAAAAGAACTTTGCATTAGCTGGATTTGGACTGTAAGCATACCCTTTGACATTGTTGATAATATCAGCAGCAAGACCCCATGTGTGTGCGCCTGCTCGGCCTGCATTCTTGCCTTTACCTGCATACTCTGTTGTCTCAGCTAACTGTTTTTGCCTTCTACCAGATCGATACGCTTCCTTGATTTTTGGATAGTAACCAAGAGCTTTCAACTGATCTAACAAACTTTCAAACAAAGGTTGCACTTCTGTTCTCAACTCATTGAGTTTTGGCCATTTATTTTTCTTGGCAAGTGCTCCAGAGGTAGCTGGCAATGCAGGAACATTTTGTTGTGCAGGACCAGCAGCAGGTGTCTTTCCACCAGCAGGGGCCTGAGTAACTTGACCAGAAGTAGGTCCAGGAGAGCCGCCCTGGCCAGCCCCACCTGCAGACTGGCTTACTCCTGTCCACAGTTGGTTCATATTTGTCGTGTGTAGTTGCATCTGATCACTTTTGATTACTCGTTCTGAAGCATCAGAAGGGTACCAGTTCACAGGAAACTTAGCGTTTGGATCACAGACCACACTCTTAGAAATAGACACACCTTCGCCTCTAGTAGCATTAACTATGTCTGTATTTTCATAGAAAGGCTTAGCTAGTTCAGTGCCAGAGAAGTCTTTTGTTAAGACATCGTATGGACCAAGATGTGTTGGGTCACGAAGAGCATCTAAATATTTAGTTTTGAAGAAACCATCTACTGATTGTTGTGCGTTCTTCCAAATTTCTAAACTATAACGCTTAGCTTCTACAAGAGTATAGTCGTCGATGATGCCGTTGAGTGGACTACTAGCTCCTCCGTTAGTTACAGGATCCCAGAAATAACAATCAGGCTCGTACTTCATAAGGATACCGTTACTGGTTTTGCCTTCGTAATGGCCAGCAACAGAAGAGAGCTGAGATTTGAAATCTGGATAGGCCATCAAACCTTTGCCTAAACCTTTAGAATGAACAATTTCAGATACATCCTTGAACTCATCTAGAGTACGTAGTTCACCAGTGACCTTAGCAAAAATCTTGCGCATCTTAAGCAGGTATTTATTCAAACCTAACTCTGTAATGCGTTGCTGTTGCTGATTCAAAGTATCTTTCAAATGACCTACTTGTCCGCTTGCAAAAGGAGTAAGTGCAGGTCCTCTAGTCATGCCTCTTGAGTCACCGTTATCAACATATTTCTTACCTTTGATTTTAGATGCAATTCGAAGCGCAGCTATTTGCTGTTTCAAAGCTTGTTTGTCTTGCTTTGCGCCAGCACTACGAAGACTTGTTCTCGAACTGCCATCAGCTCGATAAGCACTAGCACGAGCATTAACGTCTTTCACAATTTGATTAATGCCAGGGACATATCCCCAACCCTTGGTTTCTTCTTTTAGTTGCAACAAAGCATGATAATACTTATTGCCATCTGTAGAATCATTCTTCCAAATCCTGCTATGTATTTGATTTACAAACTCGTTGTAAGCTTCTCGTGCTTCTGCAACAACACTGTAATAAGCAGCACTCCTTTTAGCTCCTGTCGTTTTACTAACCTTTCTCATGTAGTATTCTGCTTCAATTGGTTTGTTCCTTCTGCTACCAAAACCTTGCTTCGGTCCTCGTAACACTAGTCGTACACTAGAACCAAAACCTGGAAATAATACTTCACTGGCAATCTTATAGGCTGTGCTATCAGGAGGCACAACAGGAGTGATTTTCCCAGCGCCTGCACCTGTTGGAGCAAGATTATTGTTGATGATTTTCCAAGCAACCTTAAAGACACCTACATCTCCTGTTACACGTTCTTCTTGTAGGTCTTCAGGGTCTTGCACGCGAGTGCTTGAAGTGATACCTGCCAAGGTTAATCCAAGTGATACTATGCTACGTCCAGGCTGGGCAGGTAAAGTTTCAGTAGTGATTTGTTCTGTGACAAATTCACTCAAACCAAACAATCCAAGAAAATCATTTCTGATATAAAGGTTAGTGAAACCTGCTGGAATCTGCTTGTAACGCAAAGCCATAGTCTCAATGCTGTCGTACATACTATTGATCTCGCCAGCAGCTTTGTTTCTTGCGTTGATTAAAATCGAAACGCGGGCATCCATACTTCCAACATGTTGCAGAAGAGGATACCTGTAACCAACCATCGGAATAGAGGCTAGAACATTTTCAAAACTAACAACAATCTGCTGGATAGTAGCTGGCTGTTCTTTGAACGCATTGTTCTGTTCCAAACTATGGTTAACAAAATAGTTCTTCTTGCGTCCGTAAAGCTGAAGGCCACCAGTGCTAAATTTAGCACCGCCCTTACCAAGTATTGTATCCTTATCAAGTAGTTTCTTGTATGAGCCTTCACCTGCAAACCTTGCACCTATGTCTCCTCTTTGTGCAATACCTTGAAGCTTCTTTGAACGTTGAGAGAGTGTAGCAACAGCTGTTTTAATCTTTTCTATATCACGAGAAGTGATTTGTTTTTGAGCATTGAGGTCACGAAAAAGAGGAAAAAGAATATCTCCCGCTGTGTTTGTTACAAAACCTTTCTTTTTCTTATCGTTTAATGCTGCGTGCATAGCATCACTCAGATTAAGAACGCCCTTCTTAACAAGTCGTCTTGCGAGAACATCCATAACACCTGAGGTAAGCAAACCAGGGTTTGGTCTATCACTGCTTTGGGCATCAGCGATAATTATATTCAGCTCTTCAACAATAGCGTTTGGTTTCTTTTGCAAAGTATCAGCAAGTTTCTTTGCTATTTCAGAACCTGTAGGATCTCCTTTTGGAACAGTTAAAAACTCTCTCCATTGAAACTCTGTTAAACGATCTGCAGAATTTTCATCATGAGGCCAACTGATAGGTCTTGATTGTGCTGCTATTGGCTTATAGAACTCAGCCCAAATTTGAGACTCCCAAGCATGTCCTGGAGTTGCAAGAAAAGGACCAGCCTTAAAAGCAATAGTTTTAGTCAAAGGTAGATAGTTAAACCACATAAAGTCAAACGAACCACGAATACAGTCAGGCTTGTTCTCATGTCCAAGAGTAGAAAAGGTCATATTGACTAGAGCAAGCATGATAGGTCTAAATTGAATAGTTCTGTTAGTTGGTTTCACGTTAGAAGCTATTGGTCCAGATGCATCTGGTATACCAAGAACTCTTTCTAGATACAGACTGTGGATAACACAGAAAGGGGCGGCGCGTAGGCCTGCTACAAGGTTTATCAAACTTAGCATTGTATCTTGATGACTAACTTTGAAAATAATGTCAAAACTTACACGCGCTGTACTATGGCCAGACTTAGCTTTGCGAGCAATAGGTGTACGAAGAGTTTGCCATTCATGGTTAAACGCACGTTTTTCAACATGAATATCTTCTGGAGGAATACTAAGAGCAACATCGTTGATGTAAAAATCATCTTCTTCGATCCGACCTGGATCAGCTCGACGATATGGAAAAGTTTGTTGTCCATTAAATTTTACTGTGGTTGCTGCTTTTGCGTTAGCCAATTACCTAACTCCTTAATTAATCGCCACGAAGCATAGAGGAAAGTCTTTGAGGGGTCATAGTACTACGCTGATCATGGACTATTGAGTTGACTCTTGCTCTGCCGCCACCCGCTCCACGTAGTTGTTGTGCTAACGACCTCTGATCTATACTCGTATTCGTATTGCCACGTATATTAACACGATAACCTGAACCTGAACCAGGAGCAACTGGTGCACTGCCTTGTCCCATAGGCGATGGGGCTGTAGGTGCTCCTTGTACATGACCCTCAGGATGTATATCTGTACCCATGTTTGAGCCACCTGTATTAGCGTTGATTATACCAGTAGGTGCAACATTAGCACCTGGTGGCAGAATGCGAGGAGGCTCACTCAATACTGCTGCAAGACCTAATCCTAAGCCAGTACCAATTGCAAGAGGGCGAGCATGCTTTAACATAGAACGTCCAGCGGCTCCCACCTTGTTTGAAAGTGCCTGACCTCGATTAGCTAGGTTAGAAAAAGTGCTGGTCTCTTCAGTCACACGAGAGAACAAGCCTCCCATTGGCGACTGCTCTAATACACGAGGGTCCATCACTTGGGCGGCTTCTTGTCCTGTAGAGAATCCACCTCTGCCCATAATCATCTCACGCAATCTAGCTGCTGAAGCGCGACCTGAAGCAGAAGCTTCGAAAGCACCACTAGCTTTCATAATGTTCTTAGCTGTTTTGTCGATATCTGTACCACGAATAAAACGCGTAGTGACTTCACCTGTATCGATATCTTCCATTGCGATTGTAAAACCTTGTCTCAAAGCTCGCTTACCTGTCATCTTAGCTTCAGTCATCACTCTATTAGCTGCATCAGATATACCATTCGCCGACTTCTTATCAAGTGATTCTTGAATATCATCTAACAAGTGAATCATTTGTGCTTCTGAACCAGTCTTGATGTGTTTACCAGAAATAGGTGTTTGCTCCATCCATTCCAGCAAACCAAGAGCATCCATACGAGCTTGATCAGTTAAACCGCCAGCTCCTGCTAACAAGGCAGCACGATGCTGCTGTAAGCTGACAGAAAGTCTACCTAGTCTGCCGCCCTCAGTGATGCCTAACTTGATAGCATCTCCAGCCATTGCCTTACGCAATGTGATATCAGCTGGACCAGCTTTTGCTTTTAAGACCTGACTTCTAATTGAATATTCTTCGTAAGCACGCAAAGCGGCATCGCTATCTATATGGCTAGTCAACGACTTCTCTAGTTGTGGACCAGCAAACATAGCAGAGATAACGTCGCCATCAACATCACCAGCTATACCAACGAAAGGAGAGAGGCGGATAGGACTACCAAGCTTCTCTGCTCCCATCTCAAGTGCTCTACGATGGGTCAGTTTGCTTCCCCGATATGCACGCTTTGAATGCTCCAAAAACTTATTTACAGAAGCGTCATCTAATTCCCCTTGGAAAGCGACTGCATTTTGTAAACGTTCATTAATCATAGCAATTGGATCACTACCAGCAACCATCTGGAACTTTACAGCCTGAGAACTATATGGACCAATGTATGGATGTCGTCCTAATACTCCTGCAATCATTTCACCTTTGAGGAACTTAAGTCTCATTCGCTTCAGCTCAAAGTCATCATAGAGATTCAACTTCTCCATTTCTGTGAAAACCTGCTCAGCATAAGGCGCTGTGATACCTACAACGTTCGGAGCAAGCTTCTCAGTAAGAGTAGGCTGGACCGCTGTTAGGAAAACACTACCTGGAAGACGATTGCGTAAAGCACCCTTTGTGCCAGTAACAGTAGCAACACGTGCGCCAACAAGAGCGTTTTGTAATGACCCAAGCTTGCGTTGCATAACATCAGCTGTTACATCTTTAGATTCATATGCTGCTGCTGTTTCAATAACATCACGATAGGAATGTCCAAGAGGAGAAAGAACGCCCTTGCCCGCAGCCGTTTGATACTCAGAAAGTTGTGATACTTCTGCAGCACCAGGAATGTAGATGTTGCCTACACCAGAGATACCTAAGGTAGTTGACTTAAGAGGTAAAATCTCTTCATCCATCTTTAAAAGTAAATCTCCAGCAGCTTCTCCGAGGGTTCCCTTGCCAGGCTTCATAACGCTACGAAGTGACTTAGTAATCTCTCTCTGCTCCATAAATCGTTCTGGATAAGTAGCAATCATGCGCTCTGCCACTTCGGATTGTAAACCTAGTCCAGCAGAACCGAAATGAGGAGAGCCGAGGAGTTCAAACATACGTGGTTCGATAGTAGCAGTACGTCCTGCTCCTGGACCACCTAGACCCTCGAAGTAAAGCTGAGTCGCACCTGTAGCAACTCCAGACTTAATCTCTGCAGCTTCAGCAGCAGAAAGAGGACCTAGAGCAGAAAGGTCGTCAAAGATATCTGGCACAGCGCCAAAGACACGACCCATTTGGTGAGGTGTAAGATTAGCTTTTCTAGCGAGTCCCATAATACGACCTAATGCTTTTTCGTGATCGAACTTGTCAGCATCGAGGACTGCACGTCTGATCTCAGCAATAACGGCCTGTGGTGTCTTAGCAAACCTAGAACCCTTTGCCATACCACTTTTCATGTTCTGTTGATTAAAATCCCACAAGGATGTAAACATCTGGTTGTAATGCAGACCCCGATTCTTTTTCAGTTCATCCATCGTGATAATAGTGTCGATACCACTGAAAATATCACCTCTGGACTGAGCCATACCAGCATGCTGAGTCAAAACATCTTCGATATACTGTTGAGGAACAGAAACCGCCATTCCCTTCGCACCACCAAAGACCTTCGAATAACGCATACGTTCTATTTCTTTCATCCCCATCACGCGAATGAAGTCGCCTTTAGCTTTATCCTTGGCAAAAGCTGTAGCTGTACTGATATGCATATCCTGTGGAAGTACAACAGGTCGTCCATCTGGCCCTCGTCCTAATACTGTGCCACCTGGGAGGGTTTGATTGATATCCCATTTACTACCAGTCTGACCTTTGATAAGATCACCTAACTCTTGTAACTGGTCTGAAGCTACATCAAACTGTTGCCACTGATTAACAGCTCTCTGATCACGCATGCGATTAGAGATGAGTAACTGACCTTCAGAAGTTACGCCAGTACCTGCAAGACGTGGGTCAAGGTCAGCAGAGACATAAGCTGCTCTCATCATAGGAGCACTAATACCTGTATCTGCTGCTGCCCAGCTAAAATACTGATGTGTCTTACTAGACTCTATAGCTTCCAAAGCTGCATCTGTAGGAGTAAAACCAGAACGGAGAAACTGAAGTGGACGCCTACCATAAGGAACAGCCTCGGGTACCATTGATAGCGCTCCTCGCACATCTACTGTTGAAGCTACACCCTTAGCTATTTGTGCTGGAGAATGACCAGGATAAAGAGGCTTAAGCCCGCCGTCAGGAAGGTTCACTCCTCCCCGCTCCATTAAGCCAGCATACTCAAACTCTGTAAGAGCCCTTACAGTATTAGGTTCATCTCCTACAGCCCATAGACGCTGGACCTGAGAACGCATATTCACATACTCTTCTACACCAGCATGCACACCTGGGTCTATTGAAGGAATCCATTCAGGTGCTTCCATCATACGCTTCTCGAACTCACCAACCATTCCCCATGCTGCTCTCTGCGTCAACCTCTTCTCTCTCATCATGGATGGAATAAGATCTTCTGCTGCTCTACGAAGGTTCCACTGCTCATGGTTAAATGACTGTATCAACATTCCCTCATCAACAAGTCCGTAAGTACCTGCGATGTAGCGTGACTGCTGAGTTGTACCCCTAACAATCATACCTGGCTGATCAGGCAGAGGCCGAGGGATTCTTAAAGTAAGTGAACCTGGCTTTTCTTGACCTGCGAAAGTAAGACCTGAAAGCTTCATGTGCAGCTCGGCACCAAGCACGGTACCTGGTCGTGAGACTTGTTTTATACTCACACTAGCACCAGTAAGCTCTTCGATACGTGCAATGTCAGCCCTCATTATGTCATCGAGAGAACTTACATTTACTCTGACTTTGCTTTGATTCACACGTTCAGTGAATGCAGTGGTCTGCGTAGGCACTCCTCTATCTACCATCTCTTCCATCACATTGAGATCTTCAAGAAAGATGTTTGTTGCTCTTTGAGCATAGATAGAATTGTTCTCTCGAAGGGCACGTGTTAAGTCAGATAGTACTTCTTCTCCAGTAGCACCATAAGCTAGACGAGCTTGGAAGAAATTAGTAAGACCACCCGTGGGATCCGAAAGCCTAGAGGCTCGCAGTATAGAGCTACGTACTTCATCTGCAGAAAGCTTTGTACCTGTTGACATATCTTGAATAGCATCAAGGTGCCACTTGTTGATAGAACGAGTAAGGGCAGGATCGTCTGCTAGATACTTACTTGCAAACTCTTGCACAGCAGCATTAGCTTGCTGGATAGGGACAACAGGTTGACCAAAAGAGGAGAATGCGCCAGCGTTCTTAGCTGAAAGATAAGACGCTCTGACCCCGACAGCAGTAGGAACAATAAAAGCTGCTTTCTGTAGAACTCCACTGCCTTCTTCGTTAGCCATTCAACATCCTCCTAATGTCAGCCCGATTAGACTGAAGACGATCTTCTGCAAGATCTAGATTGATCTCTGTTTGTCCATTCTCCACAACTCTGGTTAAGCTAATATGCGATGCAGAAATGTTGTTAGCAGAAAGCACATCTATGATACGAGCACGCAAGTCTGATGCATCTCCTACATCCTCATCTAGTGCTTCGGCTGCCTCAGTGATAACTGGCCTTCGAGCTACTGCTCTGATACGGTCAGGCCACAAGTCGTAATCGTAAGCGTTTTCACCTTCATTTTGCACTATCTTGAGCTTTATGTCATCTAAGTCAACAGCAGGATGCCAACCAACCCAGTCTGGTCCTGGAAGAGGTTTGCCATCTAGTTTCTTTTCTAGCAGCTTCATACGTCTGTACCAATCGGGATAACTCTCTTCAGGTAGTCGAGTAGCAATGTATTCTGCCCACAGGTCCTGAGTCTTTGGAAAACCTTCTGTCCCCTTATCCTCGAACAGTTGTTCCTGGATCGCGTCAGCTTTCTCTACTTGTTCTTCACTCAACAAGCCTTTCTTCATTGCTTTCTGTAAATCTGTGTTGTCTTTAAGACGCCATCTAGCTAGAAGCAAAGCCTGCTCATTCTCAGGGACCATCTTCATAATCTGTACACGCTCTTCCATGTCAGCCTCTGAGAAAGCATTAAAATAGTCTCTCTCTCGGCGAGGTAGTGATCTAAAGATGTGAGAGAAGTTGAAAGTGTATGGATTGATACCAAACAAAGTTTCTCTACGCTTATCCTCGTACTCAGCTACAGCTCGACTATTACCAGACACACGAGCAGCGGTCTTGAGGCGTGTGTACTTGACGTATTCTAGAATGTCAAAATACTCTTCCAAGTCTCTACGCTCTTCGACATGTTGTGGGATACCTTCCCAGCCTGCGTTGTGTGCTGTCTGATTAAAGAAAGGTCCAAAGAAGTCTCTGATTGGATGACCCCAGAATGCATTCTCTGTGCCCCATACCTGAAACTTTTCATAGTCCTCAACAGCAGTACGTTGGTGAACCAGCTTGGCAGTAGGTGAGACTGGTGTAAGACTTTCCAGAGGTGTATCAGCATTATGAGTAAGAGTCTCCCAGTATGTACCTACAGCTTGTTGGAACCAAGAAGGGTCAACCTGGTCTCCTACAGCAGCTTGATCCTTATTAGCAGCAGCAAGCATCTTCTCTATTGGTGTGCTAGCTCTTTCCTTGTATTTGTAAGGAGTAAATTGACGACGTACCTTGCGGGCTGATACCTCTCCCATCCTTTCTTTATACAAAGCGATCTCTTCAGCAGTAAGCTGCTTACGTTTGATAGCTGCTCGGACATGGCCAATAGATGCTCTGAACTTATCTGTGTATGGAGCAACGTCAGCAAGGATAGCAAAACGATGGATTGCAGGATAGTCATCAGGGCCGATCCCTTTTAACTCTGGATGCAAAGCCTGATAACCAGGGCCTGGAAGTCTAGACTCTCCCTCAGGAATCTTAACGTAAGGATCACCATGAAGAAAGTCAGGTGCTCTTTGGCCTGGGCCAGGCATCCAAGCAGGCATCTGGTTACGAATAGGATTGTATAGATCTATTTGACGCCTACGGTGAGGGTAGAGACGACGAATAAGCTCAGTAGTACCTAAGCCGCCACCTAGTTCTTTATCCCAATACTCCCTCTCAGCTCCATACATTCTTACAGCTGATTCTAACTGTTGCTCCTGATCGAAGGTATCTGATCTTCCTGTGATAGCTTCTTTGATAGCGGTCATGGTGAAGCCAGGCAAACCTACCATTTCCGTCATGCGATAGATCTGCTCACCCATCATGCCTTTAGTGTCGTAAGGAGACACAGGTGCGCCTGGTGTCTTTTCTCCTGGTAAAGTGGTCTCATTATATTTGAGAGGCATACGCTTTACTTCTTCGCCTTCCTCTCCTTGGCGTGTCCACTCTTCTTCGTGCATACGGATAGAGGGCTTAACAAGACGACCAATGGTGTTGCTTAGGATAGGTCCGATGAACGGAACATCTTCAAAGGCCTGACCTGTGATAGGATAAGGGCGCTCTTTGTAATGCTTCTTCTCCAGCTCGTAGGTCATGTTCTCAATCCACCAACGCTCTAGTGGACTAGGTGCATCGTCTCCCCAAATCGCCTTCTCTTTTGCTCTAGCTAACATAGCTGGATACCAATGCTGCTGGAATCTATCAATACGCTTACCTTCAAATGGTGTTCTACCAAACTCCCACCATCTACCCTTTCGGATAGCTACTCTCTTCTGACCACCATATAGTGCCTCCAACTCTTCTGGTCTTTCACTAGGAGCCATGGCACCAGGGAGGAAAGGTACTACGAGACTAGCACCAGCTGCTGCACCGAGTAGCCAACGAAGCCTGCCAGGTGTAACTTTGCCAAGGCCTCTCGTAAGAGCACCCATTGCAGTTCTACGCTGTTGAGTCTTAGCTATCTTGCTAACAAAGCGGCCTTCCCAACCTGCTGCTCTTTTGGCAGTCTCTGCTTCAACAAGCGCAATAGACCTTTTGTCCAGAGCGCCCATGATCTCTTCTGGGACCTGGCCACCATAGATAGAAGTTTTGAAGAAAGCATCACGTGCGCCAGCAGCAGCAGAAGCTTGTCCAAGAGATAGACCTGCTTTGGAAAGAGCACGTTGACGAAGTACTCGTTGAGAGTAGCCAACAGTTAAGCCAGCAGCAGCGCCAATCAAAGGGAAAGCTAGGAGACGAGATAGTTCTGTACTACCAGGTGCAGTGTCTTCTTGCCAATCCTTGTAAGAATGTGCACCAGTCCACTCTGCAGCTCTAGAGAGGCCTACTTGAACTCCTGTCCACAACTTTGCTACACCAGCTGAAATACCTTCGCCTAGGACTGTTTCATCTAGAACCTCTGCTTCACGAGCTTGGTAATCAAGCTCGTTATAAGCCATGTATGTAGCCGTACCAAGGATACCTAACTTAGCTGTAATCTTACTTACAGTTCTTAGACCACTAGATGGGATAACGCCGAACTTCAGTCGATTAACAATTGGAACCTTCTTCATCACTGCAGAGATTCCAGGAAGCTCGAAAGGTGCTCTTGCAAGCTGGTTAATACGTTCTGCTAAGGCAGTTCCGTAACCAGAGACAAAACGCTTTCCTGCCTGGATACGTGTGTGTCCACCAGTAAACATGAAGGCTTCACGCTGTAATACCCCAGCAGCATTTCTGTATTTAATACGTTGTCTAAAAGCGTCATCAGCAAACTGGGTCTCGAAGCGAGTAGCACCCATAGTAGTAGGTGCATCAAGACCGCGAGTAAGAGGGCCACCTGATAAAGAACGAGCATACGCTTCTTGGAATCGACCGCCTGCTCCAGTAGGAGCACGGATAACACCAGCGTGACGAAGAAGTGTTTCTCCACCATAACGACCTGTGCGTAGTTGACCTGCCTCATAACGGAAACCTACGCCCTCGGCCATGATGTCTTGACCAGTAATTGAACGTCCAGTTAGTTTAGACAGATGTTCTAACCAAGCACGCCCAGGAACGGTTTTACGTAAAGTCGAGATGTGCTCAGGAGAGAAATAGCGCATCTGGAGAGAAGGTGTCTCCAGTGCTGACATCATATGACTTACTTGAAATGTACGGAAAACTCGGCCAGGGGAATACTCTTCAACTGCACGAATAGCTCCGAGCATATAATCAAAGCCGCGCTTTTGTGGTGTTACTTGGTATCTACCGAGGAGAGCTATTGCACCTACACCGAGACCAAACTTAGTCCAGCCCCATGCTTGTTCTGCTGTTGTGATAGGTACAGGTTGTGCACCAGAAGTCCATGAAGGAGTAGACGAGGGGGTAGAGACGGCCCTCATGTCTTCAAAAGACATGTTACCTATATTATGGGTGTATGGATACATAGGCAAAGGTTAGCACCTACCTGGCGTTTTTCTTCTCAAGCTCCTTAATCAGATCTGCATAGATCCATTGAGCATCTTCTATCATCTTAGCATGATCAAGAAAGGCGTCTTGCTTTTCATGTCCTGTTGATCCAAACGCAGTCATTTCAGCCGCTTCTGTATTGAAGTCGATGTTGTGGCGCTCCTTTGCTTCTAACACAGGAGACTTCTTCCACCACTTCTCATCTGTTCGTTGCACAGGCACCTTCTTCTTAGGAGCCCGTTGAACCTTCTTGAGGTGTTGTTTCCATAATTCTTCAGCAGCTCCATGACCCTGTTGTTCATCCCACAAACGTTTAGCATTCACAGCAGGTTCAGGTGGTGCTCCTCCCTGACGTATTGCTTGCTCCTGAGCAAACTCTTCTAAAGCTGACTGAGCCATATTAGGCTGGCTAGTATTTTGCATAGCAATAGGCTCTTTGAGAGCATTCAAATCCATAAGCTTCTTTTCTGATTGAGCAAGGCGAAACAAAAAGGTTTCATAGTCCATGTCATATATCTCTTCAGGCTTATAAGGAAAAGCCATTGAGATTACTTGTACAAGATCATGGATTGCTTTCACCCCATCTGCATTCAGTACTGACCTTGCAGCATGAAGGTCATTGTTAAAACCATCAATGCTCGCTGGGCCAGAGTATTGCCAGATATTCAACACGACAGTTGAAACTACACCTGCCTTCAGAAAGTCCATCTGACGTAGAATAGACTTATCCACTACACACTTGCGGAATATTTCATCCTCAAGCCACACAGGTAAATGTAGCTTGCGATTGTGGTCAAGGGTGTAACGAATAAAGTCACCCATAGATAGAGGTTTCCATGGGACAAGAAGTCCGTCATCGAAGCAGGTCACGAAGACACCGCCATGTTTTTCTCGGACTTCGTAAAGCTGTTTCATTACAGCTTCTGAACTAGCATACTCGCATGCTGAGGAGACACAAAGTTAGAGTTCTGCAGAATCTGTTCCTGAAGAGAGCTTGGAGTACCAGCCTTACCAATATCCCAACTACCTTGTACAGACTTCCAAAGAATGCAAGTATCACACACTAGTTCTTCAAACTTGTACTGGTCTATCTGGTTCTTTGGATCACCAGCAAATTCTTGTAGCTGTACCCATTCAGGACGTGTGATAGAACGCCAAACAAATATTTCTGTGGGGGAGAACCCTGAGACATAAACATCGCCAAACTCGCCCTTCCAGGCTTCTACCTGTTCTGGTGATGGAGAGCCCTCAAGACCAAACATTTGATCCTTTAGTCCTGGCTGCTCCTCTTCCTTCTTCTCTTCTTGTTGTTCCTGTTGTTCTTGTTCAGACATTATATACTCCTATTCGATTTCGATACTATCCAAGTGACTAAAGTTCTCATCATAATCTGGATCAAGTATCTCTCCAGTGATAGTCACAGGTCTATTACAATCTACGCACCTAATGGGCATAGTAGCTTTAGGATCAACAGGACCATGATGAAACTGGTAGCCTGTTGCCTTGATCTCTGCTGTTGATCTACCCAGTGCAATGTGATGCGGTTGGGCCAGGCCTATCTCATAGACAGGCATAGTTGCTCTTGACTGTGTAATAGTAATGTTCTCTAGGATGTAAACTGTGTCAAGGGCTTCACCATCGGGACCTTTGCTTTTGATATGAAGATGTGCGAGTTGGACTTCCATAGATTACCTTAGACGACTGATCGAGCGATGAAATTATAAGACTCCTGAATAGGTTCACCGTCAATTTTAATCATTTTACTTTGGGACTGCAAGCGAACATCTGTAATCTTTTGGACAGTGTGGTTTGCACCTGGAGTAGCATAGTTGCCGAAGACTACAAAGATATCAAAACCATCAAACTCATTAGAGTCAGTACGTCTTAGTTGTGAGTTGAGCGTGTTGTTGCTAATTTTAGGAGCCCAAATCTGATCTTCAAATGCTTCAACAACATCTTCAAAAGCTCTGTCTCTAGGATTCTTAACCTGTGTGGTAGCATAGCCTGCTAGATTTTGGTAAAACTTGTAAGTCTCACCCTTAGTAGCATTACCTTGTGTGATGCTTTCAATACTTCTTCTCTTTACTTTACGTGTATTAGGACCTGCTACAGGTTTGTTATCAAGACTAGCGTTTCTGCCAGCCAACAATCTTTGGTCAGCTTTAGCCACGGGAAAATTCGCAGCTTTAGCTCCAAGATTGTGCCAACGCCTTAACACTGCCCACAAGTATCCTGCCTCTTTAAAGTTGATACTAAAGCTACCTTGGGTGATAACATGACCAGCTGCACAATCATCATATAGTTGTGAAGCATATCCATAGATAGGAGTTTTTACTTGACTGGTTGAATATTGGAGACCAGTTACTTCGTCCACCCATACATCTCCAATGTAAAGAAACATCTGTGCGCCACTGAAGTAGTCTAGATCGTAAATACTGGTTTGTACTTGGCTTCTACTCATTTAGTCACTCCTATACAAATGGATTACGTCTACGGCTGAAACGTTCAAATGGGTCTAGCGCTTGAGTAAATGCCTGGTGATCTTCCTCTAGAATGAGATCACTTGCCTTCTTACCCATCTGCTGTTGTAACATATAACTGCTTTCGTCTATCTTACGCTGTCCAACAGCTCTCATTGGGTCGAAGTCTCTAGCTACAAAGCTAACCACGTTTTCAGTTAACAAGTCTTCGATAGACATTGTCTGTCCTTCTGTCAAAAATTCAACACCATACAGAGCCATGCGGGATACAGCGCCGAACTCATTAGCAAACGAAACAGTGATATCGACTGGAGGAAGCTGGTCTAGAATAGCAGTAGTGAATCGTACAGCATCAAAGTCTGTAGCGTGTGCTTCTAGGAAGCGGTGCATGACGTGCTCATTGAAAACCGTGAAGATAATAGAGCCTGCAATCTCACGAGGTCCACGTGTAAAAGCCTTGGGATATACAGTACCACAAGCACGCACAGCCTGTTTATCACGGTAGATAGAGATGGCAAGGGTCTGTGCCTCAGCAAGAGTTTTAGTAGATAAATTAGGGGCTTGTAGATTAAGCGTCTTCAGACGGTCTTCTGTTGAAACAATCGAATCCTTTAAGCGAGCCTGACGAGCAACTAAGGATGCTCTTGAAGACATTGCTCGATGAAAGCCCTGTGTACCAGGTTTAGAACTGAATGCCGTGATCTCACGCTTTCTTATATTAGTCTCTACCTTATCTAGCTCTGTCTGGTCTGACTTCAGCTGATCTCTCAAATCTGTTATCTGCTTTTGGATCCCAACACCCTGGTCATACAGATTGACTACTACTTTAATGTCACAACCAGAATAGCTTGTGTTATTCACAAAGACTGACCCAGCAAGCTGGGGAGCATTAGCATCTTCTGGCCATGGATAGAGTAGTGGGTCTGCCATTCAAATCACCTACCCATAGGGTAACGGTCAAGAATTCGCTGTCAAGTAAAGCAAAAGCCGCCCCGAAGGACGGCTTGTGCCCAATACTTGTGCTGATGTCATAACTAGTGTAGCGCAACTAGTGATTACGCGCCAGTAGAAACTCCACCCTGATTAGCAATCAGATCTGCATTCTTACTAGCAACTGGCTGCCAACCGATGATCTGACGTGCAACATAGGTATGCTGTTGCTCAGACACGATATCATCAATAGAAACACCGTAGCCTTCGTTAAGCAGTTCCACGCCGAAGATCCTCATAACTGCAAGAGCGCCATACTCATTAGCTGCTGCTAGAGTGACATCAAAAGGAGGAATCTGGTCAGTATACCAGGCTCCAGCAACCTCTTGATCGCCACCAACAGTAGCAATGTTGCTCTCTTGCGAGTCTACAGTATCAGCAGGTGTTACGCCGCTGGTAGAGGTAAGGTTAGACTGTAGGGACGCCTTCACCTTAAACTCAGGACGAATGTCGTCGATGTCAGACTGGAAACGAAGTCCCCCGCCTGTAGCATAGCCACCAAGTTCTGATAGCAATACATGACGATCAAACACGACAAACACTAGTGTGCCAGCGATACCACGCTTACCTCTTGAGAAAGAACGAGGATCAGCAGAACCCATTGTGTAAATAGGTGCCTTTTCGCGCGTGATACTGTAGCTGATAGCCTGCAGAGACGCGATGACTTTGTTTGCGAAGACGCCTTTAATATCGACTCCGCTGAAGCTATTGTAGCTCCTAGAATATGGACTTGAAACGGGGGCCATTTAGTTCAATCCTCCTATTATTGTGCAGCAAGAGCTACAGTGACCGTGATCTGGCGCAACTCGAATGCTGGTACAAGCAGTAGTTCTACATTAGCCTGTCCCTGGACACGTTGAGATGGCGTTGAAGTAACAGCAACCTCAAACCTGTTCAAGAACTCTGCCTTCTGTAGCTTAACCAGAATCTGCTGGATAGCAGTTTCTAGAGCTGCAAGACGTGGTCCGGTGATTGGTTCACCAATGTAAGGTTCACCTGCGGCACGCACTCCGTCAATAGATGCCTTCACAATTCTCATTGTGGTTAGACGCTTATAGTCGCTGTCAGAACGAGTAGCGGTTGGAGCATCACTTACAACGATACCCTTTGGCTTCTGCTGAAGCATGACGTAGCCTGCACCTGCAAGCAGGTCTAGCTTGGCTACACTGATACGGAAAGGCAGTCTTACGCCAGGCTGTACCTTGTTTGTTGGTGCGCTGTTACCAGGCAATGAAGAAACAAAGCCGCCATATACGTTAGCTGCTGTTGCAGCATATGCAGTTGGATTACTGTTGTTAGACAGGATAGCCTGACCACCGACAACAGAAATGTACTTACCGATGTCTACTAGGTGATCATTTACATCCTTCTCCTGAGAACCATCTGGCCAACCAGAGTCAGTAGCAATAAAGCCACCCTCTGCCATACCATCAATACCATTAATGGTGTGACCTGGGAGACCAGTGCCACCAACACCAAGACGACCTGCCATCCACTTGTTTCCAAGTAGACCAGTACCGTTACCACCTAGTGCGATAACAGAGTTACCTGCGCTATCTGTGGTAAGAGTTGGAACGCGACCGACCCAATTGCTAACATCCTTGAGGGACCAAGAAAGAGGAGGTAGCATGCCAACAGTACCAAGCATTTCTGCGTTGTCCTCGGACTGACGGAAACAGAAGTCTGCTAGCTGGTAAGCGAAGTTAGCCTCATGGAAATCAGAAGCATCAAGAGCATTACCAAATGCGTCTAGACTTGCACTAGAAGAACCAACATTAGGGAAGACCTCTGCAACGCCATCTCTGTCTAGGTCCCACCAAAAGTGCCATTCGCCTAGATACTCTTGAGCAAAACACTCGCCAAGAGTGTCAAAGAAAGTACCTGGAGTTGGGTAAACAGAGCTAGCAGCCCATGGAGCACCAACGTTTAGGGCAGTGACTTCAGCAGTTGTCATGTCTGTGACACTAGAGTCATCGACATAAGCGTTCTGCGGAAGAATCATATCTAGATCTTCATTCTCTAGTAGCTTGTAGGATACAAATAGAGCCTCAAAAAGCTCCATACGGCTCAAAAGGATACCGTCGTCGCCAGCAGTGTAAACTGCAGCACTCACACCATCTGCGTCTGCAAGAGTGAGAGGTGCTAGCAGAGTACCAATATCACCACTGCCAGTAACTGCTGTACCAGTGACAGAGATGATGTTCTCATCAATAGCTGCAGAAGGATAAACTGGGTTATTGTCGTAAACTAGTAGGTCATCAGATGCTCGCCAAATGCGTAGTCTGAGTGCAGTGTCATCCCAATAAATAAGGAATTCTGCACCTGCACCTGCGTCCTTAGAGTTAGTAGTGACAGTCAAACTATCACCGAAACCAGACAAAATGGCTGGTTTAGCACCAATACGGAGCAAACGGATGTTCTGTGCTCCACCTGCAACGGCCTCATAAAGACCACGGATTAGACTACCGTCAGCACGACCGAAGTCTGAAGCTGACTGTGAAACACCAGCTACTGCATATAGAGACTCACTATCGCCACGGCTTGCCGTACCGATTACACAAACTACTGGATTTTGATTAACAGCTGAAATCTGTAGGTTACCATCAACCAACAGAGGGAAGATTCCAGACAAATTGTCATAGGCCATTAAATTCTGCCTCCTCGATTTAAGTCACGTTAACCTCGTTAACGAGGCTGGACATATTGATTTGAATCAGTTCAAGTGTCTTTTGACTTACGTTTCTAATCTTTTCAGTTCTTACAAAGTAATTAACAGGTCTACCATAGATCCTGTTGTTGCTAATATCGTGTACAACTTCAGAACGTCTACCGTCATACAAGAGCCTGTTGATGCCACTATAAGCAAAGAACCATGCATACTCTTCCATTACATCTTCGAGCCATAATGCACGCTCATTTGCTGTCTTAGCTGTTCGAGCCCAACAAGTTAGTTGCAATGTATTGTCATACCAAAACCCCATTACTGCTCTTTTGTATCCTGGGTTGTCTGGGTCATTAATTATCTCACGTAGTATAGGTCGTCTGTTCTGAATACTATTACCACCGGGTCTTCCACGACCAAACATTCCTGGATCTCTTTTGATTAGCTCCATTGAAATCGTTTCTAAATCAATGTTCAAATCAGGTCTCTCATAAGTCACTCTAATTTGTACTTCAGCAGCTGCATTGGTACGTGTCTCATAGTCAATAAATGCTTTACTTATTAGCTCCATAACCTCTACAATGTTTTTAGTAGGTCTTGGAGTTGTAGTTAAAGGTATCTGTTCTGCATCTTCAATAACACGTTGGAACTCTTGTTGCGCAATAATTCTGATTTGATCAGGAGTCTCAGTGAGAGATTCAGGCAACAGATCAGTACGCAGTTCAGAGTTATTGTTAGTATTTGGCTTAAGGGACATTAGATATCTCCATAACTTGGGGCATTTAGGTAACGTACATCTTCACGATGGGTGAATACTTTCCAGTACTCTAACTTACCGTTATCGCACCGCAAGTCCCATGCTATGTTGATACGCCAAATATCCCTGCGTTGTTCTGGTTCTACCGCATCCCCTTCTGTGTCAAGCACCAACTGTACTATCTTGTCATCTCTAGTGATATTAGAGTTGTAACGGATATAGAATACCACGAGTGCTATGTTCAGCAAGCCCGGTTCCTTGAGCTGGTCACGTAGTGCGTTGTCAACATCTGAATCTTCTACAACCCTGTAGATATCTAGTGCCTCTTCGTCCCAGTAGAACCCCTCTCCATAACAAACAGGACAAAAGCGATCCTTATCAGGTTCTTTTGTAACAAAGTCAACACAAGGACAAAGAATCTTGTTCCCATTGGTATCACGGCGCATACGACGAAGCATACCTGATTGTTTTTTAGCGACTTCAGGATGAGTACCATCAAACATCTTTGCTAGTTCTGCTCGCATGTCAGGCTCAGTGCCTGTGGATCCAGAATAGAAAGAGGTTGAAGGGGTTGCAGTGTCGTAGAAATTATTGGCCATTACCTTTCCCACCACCCACGGCGGCGAGAATGAATGTTTCTGTAACGTCTAGAATTCCACAGACGGAGTCTCTTGTTAGCTGCTGGAGTCTGAGTATTGTGAACATCACGAGTATGCAACCAACCACGACCAACCGGATGCCTATCTATATCGTATTGACCTTTGACTGTCATCATTGGTGTCTGAACTTGACGCCCACCTGCGGCTAGAGCGCCCTCCCATCTGAGCAAGCAGTCTTCTGCGTTATTCAAAGGCTTACTTACATCTGAAGAGGTGTCATATTCAACTGCTAAATCACCAAGACGCTTAGACTTAAGCGCACCTGAACCACCTATGGTGTTCATCAACAGGATCTGTGCAGCTCTACAACATGTCCACTGACTACGAGCAAACATATAGTACTCGTCAGTTGGGGTATCCTTGTTCCAAGTAAGTAGGTCAGCTTCTCTAGATGCTACAAAGATAGCAAGATTAACTGTGTCATCTCCTACGCTACCAATGTAAGCACCAACCATAAGCCTGAGCTTACGCAGAGTGCAATACATCGTAGAGTATTCAGTAGTGAAAGTAAATTCGTAGTCAGTACCAAGAGCAGTACCAGCAGTCGAAGCGATGGTGCTATCCAGTGTAACCGTAACGAGATTGTTACGAAGAAGATAGCCGGAAGCAACAGTAAGGGTAAGGTCTGAACCACTTACAGCAGCACTAGCAACGCAAGTACCAGAAGCTGGCAGATCAGTTTCTCCTGTTACGGACTCAGTATACACACTGTAATCTACTCCACTAACTACCGTTAACGGATCGATGTTGTTATTAAAAGAGATAGTGATGTCGTACTCGCCAACAGGAACTGTAAGGTGGCTTGCACCATCAGCAGGTACAGTGGAAGATACACTCAAAGATGTAGTAGAAGAACTAGAAGAAGCAGCAGGAGCTGGATCACCTAAAATAGATGTAGCTGTAGTGGTTGGAATCTCTGTAATGCTGCCACTACCAGTTTGGAACGGCCAGTACATATTGCCTTCAAAGACATCTCTCTCTTTGGTTACAACAGACCAAGCATCTCCAATATGGTAGTCTCCATCATCAAAGTACACTGTGACGCCGTCAGACAGGAGCACACCGCTCTTTTTAGTCCTAAAGGGTCCGTAGACAGATAGAGGGTCAAAGTCTCTTACAAAGCTAAAGCGAGAGGTTCCTATCTCACCACTAGTTGTAATTTCAATACGGTAAGTGTCCAGTGGAGCGTTACCAATATAACCACCTTCGAACTCTACCTCTCCTGTACCAGTGTTGCTACCACTAGTAACAGGGTCAAATACAGTACGAGAAGAGAGGCCGGTTTGGTAGGCATCAGTATCATCCTCGTCACCTGAGAGGTAAACCGAATATTCGTGATTAGCTTGTAGTCTATTGGTCGGAGTGAAGATTGCCTTAGAGCGATAAAGTAGGCCAGAGCCTGCAGTATCAAGACCGCTCACAACTGTGAGTGAATCGGTCGCAAGACGCTCGAAGGTCATCGTACCTTGTACTAAACCATGGAAACCAGGCGACTGGAGGACTTCTGCCTCGTCACCTAGCTGTTCTGCATCAAGGAATAGTTGGAGATCAGGCCCAGACCAACTATCAAAATCAGGACCAGAAACAAAGAAGTTACCGCCATTGACGGTAGTTTCATCAATCTCACGATCAAAAAGAACCCAAATCTGGTCGGTGACAATGACACCAAGGCCAGATACGGCTGGATGGACTAGATCAACAATGTTTGCAATGTTAGCCAATTACTCATTCACCACCTGCAGATTCCTCGGTAGCTGCGGCAATTAAATCACTTGGAGTAAGAACCACAGATTCCTGCTCTGATTCTACCACATTGAATTTGATTGTCTCTCCAGGGATACGTGTCTTGTTCTGCAGCTTCGTGGCTGAGTTAATCTTTTTTGCTACTCGTGCTTGTACAGCAAGTGCTAATTGATGTTGTTTCTTTTCTAGAGCTGTAACAACTCCTTTTCTCTTCTTGCCCACCTTCTCTTCAACAAGTAACCTATGTACTAGTTTGATGTCTTTCATGCCAGTAATAGCAGCCTTCATTGCACGAACACTACCGCTAAGCAAATAGCTACACTTCTCTTGGTCTTTATTCTCTCTAACTTTTCTCTCAGTTTCTAGTTGTTCTCTCATGCCGCTTATTCGCTGACGAATAGCTTCGACTTGTGGATCTTGAGGAACCTCTATTGCAGGACCACTAGTTGCCCATTCTTGATAGAGTTGAGCATATGTAATATCACATTCCAGTTGCCCATTCTGCACACTCTGTAAAACCTTCTGTTGTTCATCTGTAGAAAGAGAACCGAAGTTTAGTTCAACTGGTCCAGGATTCATATAGTTTAAGTTGACAGTAAGGTTCTTGGGATCACCAAGAAACCACATTGGTGGTCCAAACATACTAAGTTTGATCTGCATTTATAACTCCTGTTTGAAAAAGAAAAGAAAAGCCCCAAGGACCATTTTAGGTCCCTGGAGCTATCTTTGTCAATCTATGTTCTTCAGATTACAGGCTTAGTGGTGTTGAAGGTGGAATTGGCTGAATAGAACCAGATACCGTAACCTGTGCCTGAGCAGGTAGAACGATGTCGTTAGGTACAACATGTACGTTGCGCATAACAGCAATGCCCTGACCCTCGTTCAGGATACCAATTGCGTAACGCTCACGCAGCTTGATCTTCCTGATATCTACCTTTGGGTCATCCCACTCTTCCGTGGTGACATCCTCATCTACGATAAGTACGCCAAGCTCGGAACCGTCAAACATATAGATGTCCGTGAGCCTACGACGTGGATCGTAAGGCACATATGGGCTGACGATAATACGGAACGGAACGTTCATGTAGCTCGGCAGCACTGGACCGCTATTTAGAGTTTGTGGGTAGTTCAATAGTGGGCTAGCAGACTGACCATGAGGTGTAGCTCCACCGCTCAAGTTCTGTCCTGGCAGAAGCATTTGACCAGAAGCAGTACCTAGACCACCTTGATTACTGTTGTCCCATGGAGCGCGACCCATTGGGTTGCCAGTCCAGTTAGCGAAGAAGACTCCGCCACCGTTTGCCTGGACAAATGCCCTGAGCTGTGCGTCCTTAACCCACATAGTCCATGTGAGAGGGTGCATCAAGAGAGTATTAGGCATGAAACCCTGAGTAATGACCTGAGCAAATGCGTCGAAGACATCATCCATAGTAACAGAACCGTTTGGAGCACCATTCATGTCGCGTCCAGTTGTAACACCGAACACAGAGTTGCTTGGCTCAAGGTTATCGAATGCAGTAACACCCATCGCACGGATGTAGTTAAAGCACTTAACTTCCTTATGCCTTGCAAGAGCCCTACCAGCAGCACGGAGATGCATGCCAATTACGTCGAACTGGCTGTAACGAATCATTTCATCCGTTACCTTCACTGCAAGACCGGACTTACCGATAGTTGCCGTGACAGTTGCTCCTCCCATCTGGAGGCTACGCTCTGGGTACTCTTGACCTTCAGCGATGTCTGCTGCAACTAGTGCACCGACTGCGGGGAAGGTAATAGTCTGTCCATAGCTATAGTTGATTCTTTGTAGCAAAGAAGTAGCAACCAATAGAGGCTCAGCAGCTTCCTTAACGATATTCTGAATCACCTTAGGGAACAGCATTGGAGCATTAGGTACGCTTAGAGCATCCTTAAGCTTAACAACGTTGTCCTTGTCAGGACCATAGCTTCCGTTGTTGTCCCATAGCCACCTAAACTCGTCATGGGAAGCGTCTTTGAGATTGAATTCCATGTTTCCTTTTCCTCCTATATTTGGTTGTTATCGACTAATCAAGTTGACGATGACTAGCGTATCAGCGCCACCGGCATAGTGAAGCAAGTCTGGGTATCCACCCGTTGCGGAACCAGGCATCTGGTCCATCTGTCCGAGGTTAGTAGCTGGGCCACCTGCAACTGCATTAGCCATGGAACCAGCAGGGTTCGTACCGATTGCAGGACTATAAGCAGTCCTAACACGCTCAAGACTGTCCTTAGGGAAGTTGTTGTCCAATGCTAGAACCTGACCAACGATATCACAGATGTTATCGGTGGCTGGTGCTGCTACAACGAGGTTAGAGTCAGCGCCGACTTTTAGGAAGTCGCCAGGAACAATACCCTCAGCAAGAACAGAAGCAAAGGTGCTCACAACAGCAGGAGCAGCATTGGTGTGATAATAAGTGATACTAACTGTACCACCAGCGCCAGTGATGACAGGTGGAATGGTTGCGCCATCTGCACTGTAGATGAAGATAACACCAACAAGGTAGTCAACGAAGAAGTCGCCAGCCTGCGTTACCGCAGAAACAGAACCCTTCTCTGTAACCAAAATGCTAGACAAATCATCAGAAGCACTAGTGCTTTGCAAAGTAATGGTAGTACGTGCAGTGTTCTTAGCAACGTTCTCATTATCTAGTGCAAGAGCAATAACTGGAGCAGTTAGAGAAACTGGAACAGTACCAGTAGTTGGGTTGTAACGACCCTCTGCATTAGCTTGAGCCTGAACTCTGGTATGCGTATCAGCTGTACCAAAGACTAGGTTAAGCACTGCAACAGCCACTTCGACACCCTCTGATGCAGCCTGAGCTGGAATCAAAGGAAGCTTGATGACATAGTCGCAAAGAACTGCAACCTGGTGCTGCATGTTGTAGTTGTGTTGCTGATACTGAGATGGGTTGAAACCGTCTCCACCAGCCCACTGTAGGTATGCATATGGAGCTACGCCAACAAAGTACTTCTGTGTACCGTCAACGAAATCTACTCCTGCGCGACCCATAAAACCAGAAGTTACGCCACCAGTACCTGCGGTAGCTGCGGTACCAGCAAGAGTACCTGAAAGGTTTGAAAGAACAACAGTCTTAGCAGTCGTAACTGGCAAACCAGTTGCAACATCGATAGTACCTGCACCAACATCACTAGCAGAATAAACTACAGATGCGCCGGTCAAACCATATTCACCTGACATTAGATTGCCATCAGGGTCTAGGGCAAGGCACTTACCTGGCATAACAACCATCCAGTTCTCATAATGCTTATCATAGAACTGTACTGGCAGCCATGCTGCGGGGTGGAATTCATGAGCTGGTCTTTCACCCTCGGAGTGCTCGATATCCGGGATGATATTTCCTACGTGATCCCAAACCTTATGGGTTGGGGAATACCTATTTAGTTCGTCGAAAGCCATTTAGGGTTTTCCTCCTTAAAAGTTCGATTATTTCTTTTCTGGCCACTCAGCAGGTAGAATCTTTTGTGTCTTACAATCATCGATGAATGCGTCCGCTGCTTTCTTACCCTGAGCCTTATTAATCTGGAGCCACTGGAATCTAACTTGCGCAGCAAGTTCATCAGTAACTACAATTTCTCCAGTCTCTTTAGTCTCAGTTCCGATAGAAGCATCTTGCTTCAGCGTTGGGTCATCAACGGTGCCAGATGGGTTATTTGATAATCCAGAGTTAAGTGTATCCGCGATTTTCTGAGTGTCAACTTTACTACCTAGATCTACTAGCATTCCCTGTAGGTCATCGTTAGTTTTATCCTTCAACTCAACAGTCAGAGCTTCTACGTCAGCCTTCTCATCAGCCAAAACCTTGAGATCGACAATATGCTTAACTCGTGCGTTGCGTACTTCTTCTACACTGTCAGCCATACTATTAGTCAAATTCTCAATGTCTGAATGGAGATAGCGGATCTCCTTACGAGCCACGTCAAGATTCTTCTGGAGCTTATCTCTTTCGACAGTCAGCTCAACAGTAGCCTTCTTAACCGCGTCTTCGACAACAGTCTTCTGCTCTTCAGCAGCCTTCTTTGACTCTTCATCAGCCTTTTCCTTAGCAACAAGTGCATCAGCAATAAGCTTCTGTACAAGGTCAGCAGTGAGGACCGCAGGAGTGTCATCCTTAACTTCTTCCTTCTTGTCTTCCTGCTTCACGTCGTCCTTAACCTCTTTCTTTTCTTCTTGCTTATCATCCTGTGGTGTAAGCAGCTCGAAAAGCTTAGCTTCATCAAGGTCTTTGTGTTCGTCAACAAACTTCTTGACCTTATCTTCTAGGTCCTTCACTTCGTCAAACTTCTCACTCTTACGGACAAGCTCCATGGCATCCTTAAATAACATGTTTTGATCCTCCTCGGATTGTTTGTGTTGATGTCGATCAACAACCAGAGTGATTTCTGGGATGCTACACTCTGCCTGCTCATCCATTGTAACAAAATCTTGAATTCCGTTAACATTGACCTCGATAACACGAGAGTGTCTATCGGCTGGTTTGTTAACAAAAGAGTACTCGTCATACGTCAAATCTCCAGCAATTAGTACGCACTTAGCGGAATCGTACACCTTGCCAGGTCGGTGCTCACATTTTCCTTCGGCAGCCCAATTTTGTTTACAAACAGAGCAAATTGCCTTGTTAGTAGTAGCGCCTGTAGAACCAGTGAGGTATCGTCCATCTATAATCTTTTGGATAGCTAGTGGATCTGTAATGTCAGCAACTAGTTCGATATAGCCAAGACCTTCATAATCAGGGTCTGAGTTTACAACCATATCATTGATGAAGAACTTAGTGGCGAAGGCGCATGCATCCTTGTAAGAAAGACGCCCATCTACAAAGTCCTGCAATTGTTTAAATGAAGAGTTAGAGTATGAGTCTTGTACCGAATCACGGAACCCTCTACTCATGTCTACATATGCTGCTCCAACTGCACGTCCAATTGGGTCTAAATCATCCTGGTGATGAATCTGAATTGGTTTTGCATATTGGTCCGTAAAAGAAGAAACGCCTGCGGCCATTTTGTGTGGTAGATAAAAACCGTTGTTACGAGTAATCTTGCCAGCATGAGTTGCTGCAATACGTACACGCAGAGGCTGAACAGCAGCTTGGCTAGTGCCTAGACCTGCATAAAAATCTTTCACATCTTGACTAATCTCAAGAGGCTTCACATTTAAGGCATCTCTAAATCTAACAAAATTATCCATACAGCGATTACTCCTTGATATCCTTTTCAACAAATGAATGTGAACATGCCGCACAATAGTAATTTGCTGCTTTCGATTGCCAGGTTGCTGACTTGCCACACTCAGGACACGGTACCATGATCTGTTCAATACCTTCTTTTGTTGCGTCAGTTACATCTACAATGCTTGGGTCTTCTCTAACGATCTTAAACTTCATCCGACTGTTTGGATGAAGAGGAGGTACGTCGTCGATCCCCGCAGCCATGGCAGGCATTACTCGGCCATCTATTGCAGCACAACGTTCACAACTATCTGAATGGGCATGATATTCAAAACCATACTCGCCTAGATGTCTCATACCAAGGACACGACCGAAAGCGTAGGCCTTGCGAATCTCTACATCCCAGATGAAGTCCGTACGATATCTAACTGCATCAAATGCAATATGCAATTCGCGGGCTACATCCGGCAATGCTTCCGCCAGTTTAACATCACCAAGGTTCTCGTCAACTCGGCGGGAGACAAGGTTCACAGTATTAACAACCAGTTTGTTGATACGGTAGTCAATACGGTCCAAAATGATCTGACGACCTACAGAAAGTAAGACTTCAGCGTTCGATGCTTGCATGTTAGTTTGATCATTAAAACCAAGGATTAACTGACCCACAGCTAGAGAATGTAGTTTCTCTACAGTATCCGCAGCCCATATACGAGCTAGTGATAGAAGGTATTCAGCATCAACAACTCCTCTGGAGGTGATGCTAGTTTGGATACGATCAACAGTATCAGACTCAAGGTCCTTGAAAGCAGTAGAGAGGTAGTGATCTTTCTTCTTAGTAGAAGGAGGCGAGGCTGGCTTTGCTTTAACAACAGCGATCTTGGTCTTCCTATCCTCTTCTGCTTGAGCTTTAACCTCTTCTTTCTTACCTGCAATCTGCTCTTGTCTGCCCTTCTCGGTCATAGCCGCACCACGTGCTTCAGCCATAGCTCTTGCAGCCATACTGAAAGGTTCATCGACGGCACGAATAAGGTTAAGAGGCTCTTCGATAAGCTTGAAGTAAATAGAGAACCATTCAGGGTACTTCTTTGGATCCTGCTCTTCACCATGTTCTGGAAGAGGAATAGGCTCATGAGACATTGCGCCTCTGGCTTCATCAAATGTCAACAAGCTGGCCTTCCATAGCTCCATAGCATGCTTCTCAATCTCCATCTTGTTCTGAATATCAATTTCAGTGAACTGTAAGAAGACCATATCCTCTTCTTCAAGAACACGAGCACCAAAGTCGCCTTCAAGAAGTAGTTCGGAAATGACATGCTGGTTCCATTGTGCTTCAAGATCATCTTGGATAGCCTTAACAGCATCAATGATTGCACGAGAAAGGGTTTGAGCAGTAGCTCTGTTGGTTGTATCACCATCGCCCATGTCTACAGAAGAGACGCCTAGACCTGCAAAGACACGTTTCTTGAAGTGGGTTAGATAACCTTCAGCTCTAACAGCTCTACCCTCAGAGCCAATAGCTTTAATCTCATGACGCTCTGGAGTAACGATAGCGCCCTCAGAAGGCATGATGCTAATCTGAGTCTCTATTGCGTCAACTTCCCTTACTCCTTCCTCGGTATATCCAGCAGGAGCTGTTTCAGTACCTACCTTGTAATGGAAAAGAGGAAAGAGATGTTGATATAAAAGTAGTTCAATATTTTCTTCGATCTGGCGAAGGGCACGAATATCATCAATAACAGGAATAATAGAAGGAACTCCAAAGAAAAAGCCCTCTCGCTTGTCGATTGCGAAATGAACAACATTCTCTGGTTGATAGTCTTTCCAACGTCCATCTGGAAGAACTTGTCGCCATTTACGTATTTTGCCTGTATTTGCGTCCAAATCTACACGCATTGTTTCTGGTGCAGCTGGGAAGTAGGCAGCAATTGGCTTTAAACGCTTACCATCAGCAGTAGTACGCATACTACCACCAGACTTGTTTGGGTCACGAACCTTAACAAGAAAGGCGTTTGAGGTACGAATAAGACTACGCGCCACTCGCTTCAATAGAATACTTGTGGGAACACTAGATGCCTGAGCTATTTGAGCCATACGAGTCTTGTAATAACGGACTGTACGTTTGTTAGCTCCCTTACATCCAACGCCCTCTTTGAACATCAAGCCTTCTTTCTTTTTGAAAGCCTGACGGACAAAGCCATCAGTATCTTCTATCTTACCAATTTCGGATAAGTCATACTCTGCAGACTGAAAATGGCCGCGTCCTTGCGCAAACTGTTGTGCATAAGAAAGAGAACCAATTTTAACAGTAGGGATTTTAGAGACAGGAATTGTTGCAGGTGCAACCGTGCGAACGATTACCTGATCTGCTGGTGCTTTGTTCCAGTTGATATCGAAGCCAAAGATTTTCATGATTGGTTAAGTTGTTCCATCCACTGATTGACCTTTCCTACATCAGAAACAGTTGTCTCCAGTTTGCAAGGAACTGCGACCTGTGTAGGTGATGTCAACGAGACAGTTACCTCCTCAACAGCTTGCAGCACTGTAGTGTCCAGCAAAGACTCCCCCTCAAATTGAAACACATTTCCTGTTTCATTCAAGTCCTCTAGTTCATCACCGAGGTCGCCAAAATCTTCATCGATCTTTAAATTACCATTATTATCGAGATAGATATTGAAAGGGGCTTGTGGATTAAGGAAGTTTTGATAAAAGTTCTCAATCTCAGGAGCCTCTGCATTCTTGCCTGTATTAGAACAAGCAGCATGGCCTCTGGTTAGAGCGTTAATAATAGCAGTAACAAAAGCAATCAGACGAACCAATTGCAATACCTTAAGTTTGGCTTGGAGGTAGGCAGCATCGCCGCCTCCCATTTCACCCAACATTGCATTAATCTGCTGGGTGTAGAAACTCATCCTTGCTTTAACTTTCTGTATACCCTCCTGCAACTGCTTTTTCATTTCTTTGATACCGTTGTTAATCTCTTTTGTAACTTCTTTGCTTTTCGTCGAAGCGTCCTTAAGATCCTTCTTTAACCTTCTACCCTCGCGAGTAGATTCGAAGCCAAGCTTTTTTATCTGTAGGTTGATTGCATCTACTACACAGGCAAGTGGATTAGTAATAAGTACTACAAACTGATCCAAGAGAGTAGAGATACCTACAAGGATAGGAGCGAAGATAGGCATGACTAGAGAGGTTAACAAACCAATAAGACCATCCAGCTCTGGTACCTCAAGGATAAAGAGGGCCATAAACAAAGCAATAATACGTTGTAGGTCAGGGATACACATAAAGGAGAAAAGGTTGAGCAGGGCGCACAAGTCTCCATAGGTGTCAAAGTTGTTTAGTAGATCAGCAACACTTTGCAAGTTCCCAAGAGCTGTTTTTAAATAAGTTTCAAAACTACCCAATAAATCAACATTAGGCTGGAGTTCTAAGAATGCAGACAAACGTACGCCACAAGGAATACATTCGCGTGCTTTATCTAGTAATTTCTCTCCAAACGAATCTCCATGTGTTGTCTGTTGTTGAGTGCCTATATTTAAGGACTGCATAAACTGTTGAGTCTGTGCACTAGAACCGCCGCCACCAGAGATACTAGCGCCTGCGGCAGCATACTGGTTTGATTGTTGAGCAACAGTAGCTGCATCTTCTTGTGGAGCACCTAAGTATGTTTTGAAAGAGGCACTAGAAGAGATAGCGAAAGCTTTGTTGTTTTGTAACGTGCGACTAATGGTAGCAAAAACTGCAGCTTCTGAAGGAGTAGAATGAGCACCGCGCTCGAACGTCTGAGCGATAATAGCACAATCCGATTGGTTAGTGCCTAGATCAAGAGTGTCTACATTCACAGTAGAAGGATCTACTCCGCTGAAGTCAAAGCGGGGCTTTACGTTTTTAGCACTTGAGGGTGTAGTCGCATTTGCCATAGTTATCCTACTTGTGTGGAGTGTCTATCTTGTGTACTGAAATAGCACCATTTGCTGTGCCTCGAATTAAAGGCTCCATAAGTTTGTGTAACGCAATAACTGCATTCTTCTGGAACTTATCAAGATCCATAGGTTCCATACCAGGAGCAGAAAGCTCAGCTCTATTCTCTCCACTCTTATTGTTTACACCACCAAAGTTAGTTCTGTTAGGGTCAGATTTAGCTGCTCTAATATCAGCAGCAGTAACTTGAGGTACAGGAGCAGTAGACTTTTGCAGACAGTCTAGCGCCTTCTTATAATCATCATAGGTAATCTGACTAGGGTCTGCATTTGGGAATCTACGCTTCATAGCTGCAATAGTCTGGTGATCCCTTTTAGGATCTAGCTTCATTGTCAATCCACCACTATTCTTTACTCTTTGGTCAATTCGTTTTTGTGCTATATCAGCCAACTTCGCAACAGCATCTAGACCATTGATAAGCTTTTGTGTACGATCACGTACATCATCAATAGTGACAACCTCTTCAACATCTGGTTTGAAATACTCAGGGTCAGGTTCTACGTATTCAATACGAGGACGATAGTTAAGAATCTCATCAGACTCATTAAAGTCGCCGCCTATATCGCCAGGCTGAGGGATTGTAACATCTTTTTTGTTCGCCATTAGACTACGTTCTCCGTTGCAGTGATACGTATTACTACATTTGTGATTGCTTGGATGCGTTGAGCACGCGGAATAGCTACACGAATCCATAAAGGCAAGAAGGTAATAATATCGCCATCACCACTGCTGCCAAGGTCTGCACCAAGAGACACTGTTGCTCCTGACGTAAGTAAGTTCCATTCTTCGTTAGTAGGACGGATGTCTTTAACCATCAGTCTCCAGTAATAGCCAGGGGTAGAATCGTCGACAAGACTATCCCCGGTTAGTGTACAGGGTGTAACTGCTATATTGGTGTAGTAACGAAGAATATTATCGTTGCGGACATAAACTAATCTATCCAGCTTTCCACCAACACGACCGTCAAACGTAACCGTGAAAGGAGATAGCGTCTCAATCTTGTTATCTACATTGGGTTCACTATAGAGGTCTAAACTCAAGGTGATCCTCCTTACTAGAATTTAGCACGACGTGGGCGGGGGCGTCTACGAGAAGGTCTCCCTGTGACTCTTTCTTGTGCTTGATTAAACGCTTCACCTAATGTGCGTACTCTTGGCTTTGGAGCATCATGGCCGAATCCAGGCCAATTCCAAAGACCTATGCCTGATTCTACAGAATGGTTTGCAGCAGGCAAGTCACCCTGAGCAGAAGGGATAATAGGTTGATTACCATCAGTCATCACCGCTGCCCTTCCTTGTTTCGGACGATTATCTCTTGCATCGGTAATTGGTCGCTGTTTCTTATTATCTCCAAATTGACCACCAAAAGCAATGTGTTGCATGTAAGTTGGTTTACCAAACTCACTCTTCTCAAGAGCGAATGCAACAAGAGCTAAGTTGACAGCATCAAGCAAGTGGTCTCCAGCCTTCTCGTTCTGCTGTTCAAAGACTGGGCGACCTGTGATAGAAACACGTTGGATAACATAACCAAGAAGCTGTGCAGTATACTTCTCATCAGAAGCAGGATAGCGCATTTGCTGTTGCTCAAAGCGACGAACAGAAGTCTCTACCAAGAATGGCTTGGCTGGCTTCTTGATAGCCTGCTTGGTGAAGAGGTCACGAATTTCGATACTGCTACCGAAGTCATAACCCTTAACAATATTACGTAGACGAGCATCAGGATGGTTCGGACCCTTGGTGCGCAGCTCAGTAGCGCCAAAGCCTTGGAGTACTTCAATCTGTGTAGCTCCATAACCTTGGTCTACATAAATAGCTGCTGGACGCCACAGACGGTTCAGCTCTGCAATCTTATTACATGCTGCCAACTGAGTACGTTCTGCACGACTAATAGTATGCTTATCTACGATATAAAAAAGACCGTCATGAGGGTTGTGACCAACGATTGCAATAGTGGTACCAATCTTCACGTCGTTCCAGTCCACACCAATCATATAGGTCCATGTAGGCTGCGGCGTCATCTCTGCATATTCATACTCTGCCTGTGCAGCCTCTACATACTTAACCTGATATACACCTTCCTCTTGCTCGCCAAACTCAGCAAGAATCTCGTGTCTGTACTGTTCGTCTGTATATTCAGACTTGAAGAACTCATCCTTCTCAGGAGTCCAGTTGGGGTTGACCATAGAGGAGTAGTAGAACTCACGATAAATTCGATTGTTGCAAGATTCGTAAAACTTCTCTCTACGACCCGTTGGTGTTGAGGACATCCATACAGTAGCTTTATCGAAGTTAACAATCGTAGCTAGAGTTGCCTGAATGTCACCAGGAGAAAGATAGTCGGCCTCATCGAACACTAGCATGTTTGCAGGCTGACCACGTGCAGCACCAGCATCTTGGCCAGAACGTGTACCAGCCGTGAAGCCATTTACACGAGAACCATTAAAGAGCTTGATCTGAAAGTTAGGAGCTTTTGCGTTTCTTGCGATAGCATCACTCAGTAGCGAGCTAGAGGAAATTAGGTCTTCTAGACGACCAAAGATCATTTCTACCTGTGCTTGATAAGGACAAATTAAAACAACCTTAAACTTTTCGTGTGTATATAGCGCCCACAAAATAGCAATACAAAGAGTCTCTGTCTTGCCAGCCTGACGGCCAATACGGAACGCTTTATACTTTGCGGCACAACGGAGCATGTCAGCCTGATAAGGTCTATGGAAAATAGACTTACCAGCTTCGGCTCTCTCTTTATCATAGGATGCGGCTTCTGGAGGTAGACTATGCTCAAGCGTTTTTCTTTTCCAAACTTCACCATCTGGATCTTCACAATGCCAGTCTAGAAACTTACGAGCCCATACGACAGGATCATAAGTAGAGATAGCCAGTTCGGGGTCGCCACCAATTGCTGCTAATATACTGTCAGGGATATAATTAAGAGGAATACCTTCACAAGTAATTCTGAAAGGCTTTTCAGTACCTTGCTTTACTTTGTGCTTCTTAAAATAAAGAGAGACACAGCTCTTACAGGTTGGATCACATTGATTGAGGTCAAGTAGCACATTCGCTCCTAGAATCCAGCTTTAGCTTTAAGACTGCTGTTTATTCTGCCCAGAGCACGGTTTGCAGTATTACCAATATATTGACTTGCATTTCTGCCTTGACCAGCAGCAACACCCCAAGCAGCTTGGCCTCGGCCCATTCCCATGCCACGAGCCTGACCATAAATGCCGCCCATAGCTCTGAGTCTTGATCCACCTCTGGTAACTGCAAGAGGAGCGCCAGCAAAGAGGCCAGCGCCCATTGCAGCGCCACCCATAATGCTAGTATTCTCTGAAAAGGCACCATATGTACCACCAGCAACACCGCCGACTACTGCACGAGCACCAGCACGGTTTGCGCCAGCAATACCTGCAAATGCTTGAGAACCTACAGAGGCACCACGGGCACCATAAGCCATTGCTGTTTGTCTAGCACCAACGGATCCTGCTGCAGAAGTCAGACCACCAGCTTTACCCATAGCCGTTGTAAGACCGAATAAGCGATCTGCACCCCAGCCAAACCCTCTTTGTAACATTGTAGGCATATGATTACTCCTTAACGAAAGTAAGGCCGGTACATGAGAGCTGCCTCATTACCTAACCCTGTTCTACCGTTAATCTTTGAATTTTGTATAGCAGATACACTTCTAGACCTCATAGTAGATAAACTGCCAAACTGGTCAAGCACAGGCCTGCCCATCTCAAGTTTAGCATGTTTTCGCTGATGTTCACGGACGTACGGTCTAGCAAGGAATTGTTGAGGAGAAGGACCGCCTGCTGCCATATTGTAAAACGCATGACCTGCAAGCATGGTTGCAGCCACTGCACCTACCGCTTTTACAGGAGCACCAATAGCTCCCCATACTGCTCCCATTGCATATGTCTCTGCAGCGCCTCGGGCTAAACCTTTAGCAGCGCCCCATGCTCCGTCTTGTTGATAACCTTCGTAAGCCATGTAGGCTGCGAATGCGTATCCACCAACACGGCCAACTCCTTTTGAACCAATACCGTATGCTTCTTTCGCCCATCTTACACCACTACGATGTACTTTGGATCCCATATAGCTACGTACAGCACCAGAAGCCCTCCCTATACGCCCAGGAGACGTAACAGCACCATACCGACCCATTGCTTTACGATTAGCTCTTTGTTGCCAAAAACCAGGAGATTGAAACTTCAACGGCTCAGGTGTGGGTCCTAGAGGCCAAACAGTAGCCATTATCTATGCCTCCCTCTATGTAGTCCTTGTGTAAGGCCGAATGTACTTTCCATAAACATAGACCTATCACTCTGTCTCTTCATGGCTCCCATACCTGGTGCAAACCCTGTAGATGGTCCACCATGCTGTTGCATAATAGCTGATGCTTCAGCAGCATCCATACCTGACTCTCCTGTACCAACAGCAGCAGATGCACCATAAAGGCCCGCGCCAACACCTGCTAAACCAATAGCATGACTAGGTTTACGCATAGCCCATTGAGCCATACCGCCAGCGCCATGATATCCTGCCTTGCCAGCACCATATGCAAACTTACCCACACCCTGAGCCATTGCACCAGCCCAACGACTTCGCCACCAACTGACACCACTTGAAAGACCACGAGCTACTGTCATTATAGAATACCTCCAAAGTTAGATAGTTGTTGTACGTGACTGCCTGTTGGACGAGTGTGACGTTGACCGCCGCCTCTTGCCCATTCCCATATGTTTTCTTGTGCTAGTTTAAGGTCCTTAGCTGAATTGGTCAATTTGATGCCTGCTCTTGGTCTAGCAGCTTGAGCAACTGTCTTGCTAAAAGAAGCTTGCAATCCTCTATAGCCAGAACCAAAATCTGTTAAAACCTTACGCAACTGCGATGCTACATTTTTTCCGTGTAACGCTTCAATACGAGTATAGGCAGCATCATTACCCTTGAAGAGAGCCATAGCGTGTTTGTATCCTGACTGACGACGAACTAAAGGTTGTTCCATAGCATATGCAAAATACTCTTCAGCAGCATTCTTGCCTGCAAATTTATGGAAATGCTCAGGGATAAAAGAAGAATCATTTAGAAGTCTCAAAGAGTCTCTAACTTTATGTTTAGCAATAGATTGGTGAAAACGTTCATGGCGCATAACACCCTTATATCGAGCTAGGTAAGAAACACCTTCTTCTGCCGCGCCTTCTTTGATCGCTCTTGGGTTGGCAATGACATAGTGTTCTTGTGCTTTAGCTCCCTTTAGAAACTGACTTGCTTCTTTCTTAAGATTTTTTTGGAGTGCATTACTGAGACCACTTGCCTCAATATCTGCATGTAGAAACTGTTGTAATCGTTCTGGACGTGCAGTAACACCCTGCCAATCTCTAGCTACCACTTGCAATCTTTCTGGAAGCTGACGGGCTCCTCCTTTCCAAGCTGCCTTTGACTTGCCACCAAAAAGTCTACCAAACATACCTTTCCATTTAGAACCAAACTCTGTAATAGAGGAACGCTTTCTTTGAGCCATTCCACCATGCTTCATACCTTCTGAAGCGTTCTGTTCTGCTAAAAGCTTTGCGCGGGGACCAGCTGGTACAGAAGCAAAAGAGCTGGATACCTTTCTTATAGAGCCCTGCATCATATGAGCCTTCTGCTCAAGGAGCGGTACAGCGACACCAGTGGTACCAAGAAACTTACCACTCATTTCAGAAGACTGACCTACAACACCTGACGCTTCTCGTGTAGCTAGGCCCCAGTCAATCCAAGAACCTCTGCCTGTCTTTGGATCAAATAGAATATTACCGCCATGGATATCTAGGTTTGTAAAACCCTTCTTTGCTGCCTGGTAGATTGTCTCTTCTATATCTTCTTTGGCTTGTCTAGTCATAACAGCAGCTGGGTTATTGACTGCCCAGTCACCCATTCTCTCTCCTGGCATGTACTCCATATATAATGCATCATCGAAGTGACCATAAAGAGAAGGAGCCGCTGGTGTTTCTCCTAACTCACGAAGGAACTTAGCTTCATGCTCCAGATCAAGACCACGTGCATACTTCTCTGGATTAGCTGCATTCCGCATCAGCTCTTCTTTTGCTTCCTGAGAGATCTCCTTCTTGACAAACCTAAAAGACTTACCCTTGTAGGAAGCTCTATATAGACCTGCTGTAGCAAAGGAACCCTCTTCAAATGTCTTGACTAGCTTTGCACTCTGTAAGGCCTGCTTGAAACCCTTACGTGATGTCATCATCTCAAAGGTCTCTTCCATCATACCTGCAAGCTTACGCACTCTGTCATATTTGGAACCAAATGGAGTCATATCTCTACGGATGCCTGGTGCAGTACCAGCATGCTGGAAACCATCAAAGGAGTAGTAACCTCTGTTCTCATCTGGGAGTAGTTTAGTAATTCCGTACCCCGCTAGGGCCGCTGCTCCTACACCTAGTCCTATCTTCCAACGAGATATACGTTTGAAGCCTCTAGTAGCTTCTACAGGAGGAGGTAGGCCTCGTGGAGTACCCGGAGTCTTCTCGTCAAGAAAGGCTGCCCAGGCCTCGTCAGGGTTTAATGCAGTAGCTTTGCCTGCCTTGGCCATTGCAGTTTCAGTACGGGCCATAGCCGAAGACTTCGCAGCCGCCTGCTTTTTGAAACTCTCTTCCTCAAAGTATTCCTGAACAGTTAAGTTCTGTTCAGAGATTCTCTGCAAGGCTTCTTCTCCAGTAACCACTCTATGCTTTGCTTGTTTCAAGCCCTCTGACCATACAATATTTTCATCAAACTGTCCGGTGCCAGACTGTATTCCTACATACTTAGAAGGTATTTCGGTGACAAGTAATGCTGGAGTATGAAACTGTTTTTGCTCTAGTGCAGATAGTGGCCTGTCACCTATAAGCCCACCGGCAACAGGGCCACGGGGAGCAGCCCAAGATTCAATTGCTTGAGCTTTAGCCAAACGATGATACTCAACATAGTTTCTATCTGCACCTTGTTCAAACACACCCTTTGCAATTCTCTGTGCAGACAGTTCGTTAGTACCATGGAAAAGTGTTACATTTTTATTTGGGTCAAGCTTAAACTGTTCAGCAACAGAACGGTACCTTCGACCTCCTCTCTTTTGCCAACCTGAACCTACTACAGCACCTTGGCTTTCGAACTCGTCCAGAATAGATCCCATTCTTTGTCTATATGTGTTCCAGTATGGAGTCTGATGTGTTGCCATACCAACTAGCTGTTCACTTTCCCACCTTCTGTATCTAACAGTATCTGCTGCTGTCTGTGGACCCATCCTGCGTGCTACTTCTAGCTCACTCTGGATGACTGACTCTGATGCATGACTACCAAAGCGCTGGTGTCCTGTCTTGCCAAGATAGAAAGCTTCTGCGCCCTCGTGGGCTTGTATCACTGCTGTAAGGTTCTCTAGACGTTCTGTAGATAGAGGTCTCCCAAAAACAGAAGAAGCTCTGGCTTCCCAGTTCTCTCTGATGGCTTGTGTCTGAGCATAGAAGCGAGTATGAGTCTTATATTTAACAGACCCTACTTTCCATCTCTCCCCTTTTCGAAAAAGAGGTTTCCCTTCTGTAACGAAGGTGAATCCAGACTGCTTCGCAACATGTGCTGCACGCGCACGAATAGACTCAGGAGCTGATAACTCTCCTGAAACTATACCTTCTGCATATAGCTGTTGGATGAATGCGTTAGCCAAACTGATACCACTACTCCTTGAGCAGGTCCTCTGGGGACAGGGTATCATCCTTTACTTCTTCTGCCTCTATTGGGAGAGCCTCCGCGTCAATTACGTTTCCCTCTACCTCTTTCACCATTAAATCCAAGGCCTTAGCCTCTCTCTGTAATCTATCAAGAGATGCGCGGAGTTGCGCTGCATTGGTAGACGGATCCTCTTTCCCACGTTGACGCAGGGCGGCGGCACGCTTGTACTGTTCCTGTGGATCTCCAACCATTAATTTGATCAATTTGAGTTTCTTGTTCTCATACTTCTCTTTGGCCTCTACGAAGGCTGAGACCTCTTGGCGAGTCAGGACATTCCCTTCCTTGTCCACACCTATTACCTGATCTACAACCAACTCTGCGTTCTCAGGCTTTGCCAGGTTGTTATTCAGCCTCCACAACATCAACTCACACTCTGCAAGCAATCTGACCATGGTGAATTGAGAAAAGCTCTTTTCATCGATCTCGTATTCGTGTATGAACATTCTGGTCCACTGACTCAGTAGATTAACTTCTACCTGACACTGGCGTCCAATCGGAGTACAAAGCTTTGCTTTCGGATCTGCTGCTCGGCGAATATTGTCCGTCCGAACAAATGGGCATCTCTCTGCAAATGGACAATGGGCAGTACCTCCGCAGATCAGAGGAATAGCAGCAGAAGCTCCGGTAGAAAGATGCAAGAGATGTGACCTAATACTAGCTGCTTCTTTGGGAGTGTAGGAAATGTCAGAATAGTCATCAGGATGTAGGTCTAGACACTTAAAGAAGTTGGAATCGTAGGAAGAGCCGTCTGTCTTGATGATCTGCCCAGAAAGCTTTACTAGAGCAGTTTTGGGATTATTATTTTCAGAGATGTTTACATCATCAGCCATGGGCACTCCTCATATATTACAAACTTGAACTCTAGTTGACCTGCGCCAGCAAACTCATCGTACAAAAAATTATACAAATCATCAACAGTATAGCATACCTTGGGGTCTTTACCTTTCCAGGTTGCTGCCTTGCCCCCAGGGACAGAGTCAAAATCACAAAGAGTGATACCGATCACGGCCTTTTTAGTTCATCCTCTACAAAAGGAAACTCTAGTTGTGTAGATAGTTCTAGAATACGTATATATGCTTCGTGTTTCAAGATGAGTTGCCAGGTATCAGGGTGCATTACCATGGTGGGAGAAGCTAGAGGTGCGTTCATTATATTAGAGAAAGCGTCGAATATGTCATCCATCTTGACTGAGCTTAGTTTTGTTTTCCAGTTCTGCATTTGCTGTTGCTGGTCTTCTTTCATCTGTTTGAATGAAGGCCAGTCTATAGCATCGCCGACTTGGTTTTTAGTGGCATAGTACTCTGTGACCCATGCTGGGTTTTCTTTAGTTAGGTTTTCACCTGGTGGTTTAAGGAGTGCCAAAGTCGTCTCCTTCACAAGCGCGATAAGCGTCAAGGGCAGCCAGAAATAGCTTTTTAATTTCTGTGTAGTCTTGTTTGGCAAAAAGGGATCTTGCTTTAAGAGCATAAGAGCATTCTCTCCCCTGGTCACTTTCTCGACTGAAATAGTCGTGTGCCTCTAGTACATTCATTCCTTCTTTGGAGTCTCCTGTGTGGGTCATTCTGTCTTGAAGATCCCAAAGGGTGTCCATGAGAGAATGAATAAGAAGGGTAGCGGGCGCTCGTGGCTTGTCTGTCATTTGATGAATTCTCCCAAGTACTCCTGCTTGTATGCTTTAATATCGATCCCATGAAAATTCTTCATGTCTTCTGCCATTTCATTGTACATACCTATTACATCGTATTCAGGGATTTTGTCCATATGTTTCCACAGGCGTATTTTAGGCGTGTAAGGTTTTTCTAGTTGTACAAAGTTAAATTCAGTCTGCATTCATCACCACATTGATCATACCAGGGCATGGTTTACCTGCTGCCACACCAATCACATCTTGAATTTGGTGAGATGTTGCCTGGTAAGCACGACCTTGTTCGTCCAGAGCTACAGGACTGCCTATTTCAATTGTATCCTCAAAGATAAGACTAGTGGAGAAGGTACATATAGTAGGAGTTCCTTGAAGGATAGAAGAAGGAAGATAGGGCGGGTCGACTTGTTGTGGTAGCTCTAACTTCTTTACAAAAGAAAATTCCATTTGCATCTCAGACTTTCCTCTTTGCCAAAGGGATATCTTTTTCACTGAAGCCAAGGGCAGAAAAAATCATTCTTTGGTGGTACTCAAAATATTCATCTAGCCATCTGTCAACAAAAGCCTGCGTATAGCCTGCACGTTGCAGTTCTGCAATGCGTCCGTTAAGAGCCCAAGGTAAGTCTTGTCTTATAAAACCTAGTTCTAATTGCATCTAAATCTCGTATCAACTATTGCTGTAGAGGGTCCAGGAAAGTTATGTTGAATAGAAACAACGCGGCCAGCCCAACGATAGTCACCTGCATCATGAGGACCAAGCAACGTATTGTTACAACTGATCTGCACAATGTCACCAATCTTGAACATTGCGTATGGATGACATTCAAATGAATGAAGATGACAAGACCACTCAGACTCGTCTAACACGAAAGAAAACTCAGTCTGCATTAGATATTACCATCCTGCAGTTTGCCATCAGGTGTCAGGAATTGAGGAATTGTTTCTAGCATCCACTTCTTTAGTTGAGCAAACGAAGGCACAGAAGGATAGAGATGTTTGCAAGGACCGTCTGTGCCTTCGTGACCACAAACAGAACAAATGTCCTTCTTCATAGAGTGTACCTTTGGTAGAGATCCTTCATTATCAGCAGTCATATCGTAAAGAGGAGCCGCGCAGCGACGGCCATATACACGAGTTCTATAGGGTTTCTCATCTCTAACAAAGCTAAATTCAAGTTGCATCAGACTCTCCCTGAGCAATATGCCAACCACCTTCTAGTTTCACGTAAATATCCTTCTTGTAGGACACCATTTCTCCAAGATCACCCTTGTCATCAGTAGGCATAGAGAAGACTTCTACAATGGGGATGATATTACCAACTGCGTCCCAGACCTTCTTGGTAAAGACAGGAACAACTGAAGGTTTAGAGAAGACACCTTTAATACTTACACCACCAAACTTGTTGTAGCTTCTGCCCCAAGGCTTCCAAGGTAGTTCCTTCCATATGAAGTCAAATTCACGTTGCATTAGTTATGTTCCCACGTTGCTGCTTTCTGAGGTGGTATTTGAGCTTCAGCACAAGGAAACAAACCGGGATAAGGAAGATTAGAGTCTACGCGGATTGTGTAAATCAAATCCTCAAGGTTCTGACTATAACGAATTAGGAAAGAAGAGAGATCGCCAGTTTTCAAATAGTATTTCACATACTGTTCAACATCACCTTGCAAGATATCACTTAGATCCAGCATCTCCTCAGTTAGCTTAAGCAAAACAGAATATCTCATGGGTTCCATCCGTGATCTAGAGCCGTCTCTAGAGCTTCTAGATATTGCTCAGGGTGTATTAGACGTTCAAACCAGACCTCAGCACGAGAGGACCACCAGCCACTACAAGTACCAGGCATATAAATATACCCGTGCTCAGCAGGAGGAGGAGGAATGGGCCAATACATACCAGCATCATTGCGTTTGCCTGCATGGAAGTCAGTGTGCTTCTTGTGGTCTCCCCATGTATAAGACTCAGAAACAGAGCAGGGCCAAGAGTAACCACCATTAGCAAGCAACAACCTATCATCATTAGTTAGTTCAGAAGCGTTCATGCCCTATAGGGTACCAAAAACGGAGTTATTTTACGAGGGAAGAAAAGGTACGATCTTATATAGGGCACTAATTGAGATTATTTTACGAAGGTACCAGGCAGTGCTAGGACATAGACTGGGGCCCCATAACCTAAAAGGGGACCCAAACCCGATGTCACTTCGATTGCACGTCCCCGTAATCTCTTCTGACCTACAAGTCCATGGAGAGATAAAAAGAGGGCGGCGAGCTGCAAGCACTAGCAATCTCGTGCCATCTACCTATGTCTCACTACTTACAACTCAATGCTGTGTCACTTATCTTGCTTACGCAAGAACGTGCCACTAATTACACCTATGCTGTACATACTATAGTCAAACGCCGGGGTTTCACCCCATTCTGTACACACATACTGTAACCCAACCCGTGTCCTTTCTCTTATGGACACACTAACAAGGAGAGTACACATGAAGACCAAGTCTGTTGAGAACGCAAGCAATGACGTAGTGCAAGCACAAGAAGAGATAGATGAGGCCCTCAAGGACATGCCAACCACGCGCATCGTGCGTCGTATGGCACTCAACGTCCTGCCCAGCGACAGGTGGACACTCACCTCTACCCTCCTCCTGGGTGGTGTAGCAGGTGCAGGCGTGGTACTCAGTGCCATGCCCATGGCCATCGCTATCTCTCTCCCTCTCGGTGCTGCTGCACTCTCCAATGCCATCTACAATGACAGTGGTGAGGCCCGTGAACTGGCCTCCCGCTGCCCTACCCCCACCTCAATGCGCGCTACCCTCTCCTCCATGTTCACCAAGGAGGACAAGGGGGATACCGCTGAGTGGGCTAAGCAGGACTAGCAAACGAACAGAAAAGTGTATACGCTGGTATACACAAAATGGGAGTGGCTAGTACCAGGGTGCATTATGCCCTGCCTTCGCCCTCACCTAACATCCCTTACCCTCAACACATTCCTCTGTCTGTACGTACCCTATGGGGTACTGAGCTAAGACTGAGGACAAGACAACATCAATACTCTACTGTACTAGCATGTTCCTCTATACACACGGAGGTGTGATTGGATTCATTATCCATATAGAGGACTAAGACCGTAAGGAAAAGAAAAGAGGCCGCGCCTCTGTCACTACTAACCACAGGAGAGAAGGATGAAGAAGAGAGAACTAGCCACCTACCTGCTCAACCACCCCAACATTGCTGCCCCTAAGGGCTGTAACCTCACCATCACCTCACTGCTACGCCTGCCGAAGGCAGAGCTGCAAGACATGGCTGACAGCCTGCAAGAGATGGGGCTGTATCCCTCCCTCAACCCCGAGGACTATACAGACACCAAGCGTGCCACCCTCATGGTGCAGGCCTATCACAGGGCCGTAGAGAAGGGATGGAGCACCTCTGGCGCTCTGACCGCACTCTCCAACCTGTAGTACCCTACACCTCTGTCCTCTCCTAGAGAGGGCAGCATGTAGAGTATTGCTAATCACCAAACCAAGGAGAGAAGAATGAAAGTCTGGGTCTGTACAGTCACCGAGCATGGCGATAGCTACAGCGAGCTGAGTGGGGATGACACCCAGGTAGTGGGTGTTTATACTACTGAAGCAAAGAGCGACGAAGTGACCACATACTTGGAGGCCAAGTATAAGAACACCGAGAATGTCAGCATCCGCGACTCGTTCAGCGTAAAGCTGGATGGTATGCCCTGCTGCTCGTTTGAGCTGGACGACTAGGAGAACAATGAGAACTATACACGATGGTAACCCCAACCGTACCCTCATCTCTGCACGCTGCCCAGTATGCAAATCCAATACAGTATGGGAAGTGTATAGAGATGGCGCAACACACAGTGGGTGCGGTATCGAAGCCAGGAAATATGACCTGTGTTGGTTTATCAACCCTAACCAGTTCGAGGGCACGCCTCGTGTCCTCAAGGTCTCCCTTCCCCTCTAGTATTAGAGGCCTGCACCCCTGTCC